CAGTCCACATCTTCAGCGGGCCAGTCCACATCTTCAGCGGATACGTCCACAACTTCAGCGGGCCAGTCCACATCTTCAGCGGGCCAGTCCACATCTTCAGCGGGCCAGTCCACATCTTCAGCGGATACGTCCACAACTTCAGCGGGCCAGTCCACATCTTCAGCGGGTCAGTCCACAACTTCAGCGGGCCAGTCCACATCTTCAGCGGGCCCGTCCACAACTGCGGCGCCCGTTCCAGCAGTAACCTCAACTGTTACAAACGCCGCCGCCATTTTTCCATCTCAGAGTCCTACCGGGGACAGTCAATCCAGTTCTCCAGGCTATGTTGGAACATCTCAGAGTCTCCCACCGCCGTCATGGCTCAGCCCAGCTGAACTATCCGTCTGGAGTATCCTACCCATTTCCAAACAAATGGAAATTATAAATAATAAACTTCCTTCTAGATCATAATGGAGGATAGTCTCATTGCAGCTATCCTCGCTCTACTAATCATACTTGTGTGGAGAAAGGGTGAAGAATACATGTCTTTCAAATCAGACATTGCAAACCGCGCACTGCCCCTCAATGCCCACGAGGTGAACATCCATTTCAAAGACTCTGACTTTAACCAGATAGACTCGAAGCTCGCGCCCTCAGTAATGGTAAGCGGTGGTCCTCCAACGGTCAATCCAGTAACTGGGCCGACGTTGACCAACGGTCCAGCACTTGTTAACACAGGGCCCGTGACTGGTCCGGTCGCACCTCCGATCGCCTCCAGCATAGCGCCGGCAATGACCACGGCTCCTTCTGGTGCAGTCCTTGCCGCAGCGCCGCCTCCAGCGGCGATCATCGCCTCCCTCCCTCCAGCGGCGGCAGCCACGGTCCTCGCCTCCCTCCCTCCAGCGGCGGCAGCCACGGTCCTCGCCTCCCTGCCTCCCTCAACAGCAGCGGCGGTCGTCGCTTCCCTTCCTCCCGCAACGGCGGCAGCAGTAGCGGCACCCAAGAAGGGCTTTGTTGTTGGGAACCAGGATCCCAGCTGGGCCGCCAAGGTGAATGCCCTCAACTGTGGTTGGTACTATACTTGGGGGGCGGCGCCTCCTCCCGGGCAAGGACCAAACCTCCCGTATTTCCCAATGTTCTGGAACGTGAGCAAGTCTAAGCCAACGGACCTTGAGAACATCAAGAAGACTTATGGAACAAATCCGGGTATTCTGCTTGGTTATAACGAGCCAGACGGTACGGATGCAGCCGCCCAGGCGAATATGACGGTCGCCGAGGCTGTGAGTTACTGGCCCAACCTCGTCGCGACTGGAATGACTCTCGGTTCGCCAGTGATGTACGGAAGTCTTCTCAACGTTCCGGCAAAGGCTCAGCCAAACAACCCTGGACCCTATGGAGCCCCTGTGACAATCAACATAGCCAATGCGGGAAAGCCGGCTAATAACGTGACTCTGAATCCAGGCATTTGGCTCGACAACTTCCTTATTCAGTTAAGTCAGACAACAAACCCTGTTTTTCCTTCAATAATTGCGGTTCACTCATACACACCACCAGATGCGACTGGGTTCCTCGCAACTATTGATAAAATATGGGCAAAATATAATTTGCCCATCTGGGTCACCGAGTACTCGTGTGCCGACTGGTCCGCCACGTGCTGCCCGACGGTCCACGCCGATGCCGGCATGTTCGCTTACCCGACCGACCAGAATATAAGCACAAATCCAACGGCTCAATTCATGGTCCAGACTGTTCAGGGTATGAATTCCAGGCCCTACGTGCAGAGGTATTCATGGAAGGAGCGCTTCCTTCTGGCCGAGCCCGGGCCGAGCGCAGCCGGAGGCTACCCTCTAAGCGGAACTCCGGACTCGGTCATGGCCCCAGCCAACCCCGACTATATGAATCAGTCGGCCCTTTTCGCATCGTACCAGCATTTCCCCACAGTTCTCCCACCTCTCACACCTCTTGGCAAACTTTACGCCAGCCTCTAAAGAAATAGTCCGCTAGTAATACAATGGATCCGGTACTTACACCGAGCACAGATCGGTTCACCACCTTCCCTATACGGTACCCTGACTTGTGGGCACTCTATAAGAAAGCAGTCGGGTCCTTTTGGACCGTCGAAGAGATTGACCTAAGCACGGACCTCAAGGACTGGGACGGGCTCAAGTTTGAGGAGCGAAATTTTATCAAGATGGTACTGGCCTTTTTCGCCGCGAGCGACGGTATCGTCATGGAAAACATAGATGTCAACTTTAGCTCCGAGGTTCAGATTGCCGAGGCTCGGTCTTTTTACGCGTACCAATCTTTCAACGAGTCGATCCACTCTGAGACTTATTCTCTTATGATTAACAAGCTCGTGCGGGATCCAGAGGAAGAGGCGATGCTTCTGAGCAGTATTCAGCACGTGCCCGCCATCAAGCAAAAGGCCGAGTGGGCGCTCGACTGGCTCAACAAGGATGCTCCGTTCGCCCAGCGCCTGGTCGCCTTCATGTGCGTCGAGGGCATCTTCTTCTCAGGGTCCTTCTGTGCCATCTTCTGGCTCAAGAAGCGTGGTATTATGCCTGGCCTGTGCTTCAGCAACGAGCTCATCAGCAGGGACGAGGGGTCGCACCTGGAGTTTGCTGTGGCCCTGTACTCGCACCTGCAGGAGAAGTGCAACTCGAAGGATATTCACAAGATTGTCCAGAGTGCCGTTGAGATCGAGGAGAGTTTCATTACGGAGGCGCTTCCATGCAAGATGATAGGCATGGATGCCGAACAAATGAAACAATATATTCGTTACGTTGGTGATCGCCTGATGAAGCAGCTGGGCCAAGAGCCGATCTTTGGGGCCGAGAACCCCTTTGCCTGGATGGAGACTATTAGTCTCGAGGGAAAGACGAACTTTTTCGAAAAGAGAGTCGGGGACTATTCAAAGCGGATGGCTGAAGAGGGCGACTCGGTCAGGTTTGATGAAGAGTTTTAGAACATCCCAGAAGACTCGTCCCGCTTAGACGAGCTGAGACCAAAGGGATTCTTTGTCGCACCATACTCGCCAATTTACATCTCCATTCCCCTATCGGCCATGGACGCGTGCCCACGGTACTGAGGGGCCGTCTTGGCGCTGCTGTTAAAGACCCCCGTCATGTAATTCTCGTCTTCGAAGTCCTCGGCAAAGCTAGACACAAGCTTTGCTGGAATGTAGCAGGCCAGAAGGACATATACCGCCGAGTGGAGCAGGAGACCTGGGGCGTGGGGGATACCCTCCGCGCTGGCAACCCAGCCGCCGAGGAACTTGCGCATAAGCTTGAAAGTTGCTGGGCTGGCAACCAGGAAAAACAGGATCATGTAAATCAGAACCTTGGTCAGCATTTACTCTTTACACATTTTTTAAATTACTCCTCCTTCTTCTCGTCGTAAGCCTCGGGCCCGTCCTCATAGTCCTCGGCGTAATTCTCGCCCTCATAGTCCTCGGCGTAATTCTCGTCCTCATAGTCCTCGGCGTAATTCTCATCCTCGTACTGGGAGTAGTACCTGCGCATCTTGCGGCGGATGAGCATCCGCATGATGAGGCGGGTCACAATAGCGAACACAATGCCGTGCAGCAGGAGACCGCCCGTCTTGGGGAGGCCCTCTGGGCTGGCGACCCAGCCGCCAAGGGCCCGGGTCACCTTGAACAGGGCTGGGTTGGCAATGATAAAGAAAAGGAGGGTGACTATCAGCATCTTCATCCACATTTACTATGGACAACTAAAATTTATTCATGTCGTCTGGCCCCTTGGAGGCCAGGTGCATGCCGTAGTCTGTCGCCCTGGAAACACTGGGGTCATATATGGTCAGTTCCTCGTAGTTGGCCCGCATCCCTGGGCGGTACTTGAGGAGCCTGAGAGCCAGCACAAAGACGAAAGCATGGAGGAAGACTCCTGCGAAGGTGGGAAGGCCCTCGGCCGACGCAACCCACGTTCCCAGGATGCTCCTGATGGCCTTGAAGGCCAATGGGCTGGCCAGCAGAGCAAAGAGGAAGAAGAGCGCTATCATTTACTAGTAGTTGCCATAATTGCTGAGATGGCTCTGGTATGCTGTACGAGCATTGTTGTTCGAGCTAGAGCTTACTGGCGTATTGGGTTTGGCCCCGTTGCTATTTGGCACGTTTGAAGACTGTGATGTGTAAGAGGCCCTAGCCGCATTCGCTGCCGCCTGTTCTGCAATCTTTTTCACGAGGGCGTTCTTTAGCTCCGCGTTATTTTTAATACTCATTAAATCATTTGTGAGTTCCATTCTGTTCTTGGAGGCGTTTCGCGTCTGCCCTGGGTATTTCTTGTTCAGCTTGACTGAGCGGATCATACGCATGAGGGCATTCTTTTGAAGCTCAGGAAGATTGCTAAACTCTATTTGGGCCGGAAGCCCTGGGTTCTCCCAGAACGCAAGATTTCCATAGTACCGCCCCTTGGCGTTCTCCGTCTTCAGGGCCTGGTACTGTGCATTGCTAGGAGTTATAGTCTTGGGGCCGAAACCAAGCTGAAAACGCTTCGTCTTATTTTTCGTCCTGGACAGGATGTTCTTCAAGGGCCCGTTGAGACTGGGCCCGTGCATTCCCCAAAAGTTAAAACTTTGTCCTTTTTTAAACAATTGGTTACGTATTGTCTGATTGCCCGCCGTGGGTTGACTTGTGGAGGCGGGCGCTGCTAGTTTTTTGGCCTAATTAAATTTAGCCCCCAGTTCCTGTGCTGTTGTTTGTTGTTGTTGTACCTTCTCAGAAATTTCTTCCAGCCTATCTCCCTACTTTCAAGAGCTTTATTTACTCGTGCGGCTGTTACATTGTTAAAAGTCAAGGAACTATTAATCTTTTTAAGTTTTGCTTCAAGGTTTTTCCTTAGATCATTCTTTTTGTTGTTCCGCCGGGCCTTCCAAACTGTTTTATTTTTATTTTGAAACTTTCCATTTGTAGTCGGCCACCAATCGTTTCTGATAAATTGTAAAATTTTCTTATTAGTATTCATTACAGAAGCCTTGATGCCCTCGTTCGCCTTGGCCAAGGCTACCGCCTTCTGAGCATTTATTTTTCCCTGGTTGGTAGATTGGGCAAGTTGTGCCGCGGCTTGGGCGGTACGTGCTTTGGCATTTACCGCTTCAGCAGCCGCTTTTTGACCCACAGGTTTTTCTTTAACATTTTGTTCAGCCTTGGTTGCTGTAGTTAAAGCAGCAGCAGCCATGGCTGTCTTGTTTTTATTAGATTTGGCCTCATTGAGACGCTTGGCCGCCTCTTCAGCGTTTTTAGCAGCCTGGTTGAGTTGTTCCTTTGCGAGCTTGGCCGCTTTTTCAGCTTTTTCAGCTTTATAAGCTTTAGCATTTGCCGCAACTTTGACTGCAGTCGGGGCCCCTGGTTGTTTTGCAACCTCCTTCGCCGCCTTCGCCGCCTCCTTAGCTTCCACCGCAGCTTTGTTCGCTGCCAAAAAAGACGCGTTTGCTTTTTGGGCCGTGTTGCTGGTTTCAGACGCTAGCTTATTCCATACACTAACTGTTGTATTCGCCTGTTGAACTGCGGTCTTTGTAACCGCTGCTGAAGGAGGCGTTTTGGTTCGCCCGAATCTTCGGAAAAAGCCAAACCGTCTGGGTTTTGCGTTAGTTTTGACTTTAAATGCGTTGGATTTGGCGTTATGAAACACGTTGGCCGGAGGCTTGTTCACCACGGACTTGGCCGGGGTTTTCGAGCTAAACAGACCTGAAAAAAATCCACCCGTCTTTGGAGCATTTAGTTTGTAATATTTATTAGTTGTGTTTGGTTTAACATTGTGATTTACGCGGCTCTTCAGGGTCCACAGATTCTTAAGGTTGTTTGGCGCATTTTTTATATTTGTTTTGTTCTGAATTTTAGACCAAATGGCTCTTGCGACGGCCTCGGTATTCGCGTTTAAGTTGCTGGTAAACGCGACGGCCATACCTTACGAGACGCACACAAAAAAGTTGGTCCTGTGTCCTGGCCTAAAGAGGACCACTTATGTATAAGTAGAAAGCACTACAAATGGCTCTGTCTATCACCAAGATTTCCGACCTCTCTGTCTCCGACATCAAGTTCAGCGATGTGCGCAAGAATTCCAAGGGTGGCAAGATGGTCTACCTCAACCACAAGTCGGGTGGCAAGCTGATGCTGAAGCTCCCGGCCCTCAAGGCCCCCTTCGGCCTGAGCACCTTCACTGAAGAGGGCTCGGGCAAGGTGACCAGCACCAACCTGCCCCTGAGCATCGATAACGCCGATGTGGCCAAGCGCCTTGACGAGATCAACAAGGCTGTCCTGAACTTTGTCTATGACCACTGCGAGGAGATCATGGGCAAGAAGATGAGCCGCGATACTCTGACCGAGATGTACAAGTCCCCCTTCAAGCCCTCGGCCAAGGAGGGCTACTCGCCTCTGCTCAACCTCAAGGTTATCACCGACCTGAGCACTGGCGCTATCAAGACCGAGTCTTATGACGCGTCTGGCACGGACGTCCCGCTCGACTCGCTCGAGAAGGGCCAGTCGGTCACGACCCTGGTCGAGCTCAGCCAGATCTGGCGGACGCCCGCCGGTTTCGGCGCCACCTTCCGCGTTCACCAGGTCAAGTTCAGCGCGGCCAACAAGCTCCCGAGCCGTGCTCTGGTTGAGTCTGAGGATGAGGTTGAGGAGGAGGAGGAGGAGGAGGAGGAGGACGAGTAGTGTGATACCTAGCTTTGAAGTGTAATAATAATGTAGTTTACTACTAGTATGAAGGTCCTCGGATCCGGTCGTCAGGGTGTCGTCTATAATGCAGGTCCCGTGGCTCTCAAGGTGAGCCCACGAGACTTGTCTGCTGTAAAACGCGGCGAAAATCAGCCTGCACTTGTTGAATACAAGATACATGCGGCCGTGCAAAAGGTGGCCCGTGGAGGGGTCCCAAAGGTTCTTAGCTTTTCCACGCAGAAGGACTTTGTCTCCGATCTCAAAAAGAATTTAAAAGAAATAAAAAATAAAAACTTTCACGAACAGAGCATCTTAACCATGGAGAAGATCAAGGGCGTCTCTATCCGTGACTGGATCGAGAAGGGGCACAGGACCCTCACGGACGCCCAAGTCATGCGGGCCATCCGTCAGGTCCTGGCGACTCTGAAGGCTATTACCCGGAAGTATCCAAACTTTCGTCACAATGATTTGCATCTTGACAATGTGATGATAGTTGGGGGTCGGGCCAAGATCCTCGACTTTGGGTGGGCCCGCTTGTCCCGCGCAGGGGGAAACAACCCTGCGGTAAATACTGCTGTTGAAAACGGAACTGCAGGGGTCTATGGGATAGGCCCTCGCACGGATGCCCGGTATGACTCGCACCTCTTCCTGAAAGAGATGCGGACTCTTTTATCAAGATATCCCAAGTTCAAGAGGACCGCAGCGCACTTGGACACGTGGGTCCCTATTGGGTACCGCGGCTTTAACGACCGTTACACACGTGAGGGCCGTCTCAAGTATGGCCTGCGGTCTTACCCAGGACTGCCGAAACTTCACAATCTGAACGCGGCCAGGCCCACTGCAAGAAGCAGGGTGTCCAAGAGAGAGCCCACGGGCTTGAAGACGCTAATGTGAGGCACGAGAGTCTGGTTCCAGAGAAACTTTAGGAAAAAGGTCCAGAAGATGACGTATATGATGAATACGAGCAGGGCGTACATGCGCTCGCGCCGGTCACGGGAGTAAATGATTGTCAGCATTATAATATCTACAGATAATAATGGACTCGACGAGCTCGAGGGCCCTGCCCAAGTCTGGCTGGGAACGGGAGTTCACTTGGGACCCGTGGGGAACAAAGGGGGTCGTACACGACAACTGCTATGACTATGCCTTTGGGAGTTTCAGTGCGACGCGTGTTTCCAAGAGCGTCCCTGGAAACAAGAGTGGCATCTCCTCGAACGGCCTCAACTTTCGCAGCTGTGACGGTATAGTGAAGCGGGTCCTGGCCGACAACCCTGGGTCTGTTCGCAAGATGCGCAACCCGAATGCCAAGCCCCCTGCAGGGTTCTACAAGGTGATGTGTTTTGTTGCGCCAACAAATGACTTTGGAAATTCATCCGGAGACTTTCACTGGTACGTGCAGATGGGTAGCGTGCGTTACAAGATTCGCCTAGGTGACACTGTCGCCAAGCTGGCCAAGTTTTTCCACGTGCGCCCTGCGGTCATTGCGGCGGCAGCTGCCAAGTCGAGCCGGCCTCTGAGCAACTCTGACGGCAAGATTTCCACGAATAATAAAGAAATTCGTATGTTGGCCGCTCGGAACTCTGCGGGGGCTCCCAAGCTCGTCCCTGGGCGGATTATCCGATTTGCTGTGAACCTTTGGTCTCACAAGCAGGGCCACGCCTCGGGACCGCTGATGATTGATGCCAAGGGCCGGTCCATTGTCGATCCGAGAAAGTCGGATCGACGATGGCGTCCAGGATTTCACTATACCAAGTTTTGTAGTGCATATGCAGTCAGGAGAGGGGCGGTCACCACGGGGTCCCCTGCCAACCGGAGCAACCGGGCGAACGGGTCCGTGAACACGCCGAGGGTCAACTCTAACCGGGCACGCCCAAAGATCTAAAAACTTCTTCAATATTTTCATGATCGGCAAGTTCAAAAAGTATATTCATACTTGCCTCTTCGTGAGCTTCGAGAACTCGAAGATCCAGACCAAACTCTTCGCGAATGGTGTGGATGTTCGAAGTAACATAAGAGCGAACCTCGTGGGTTCCCTCTGCGACCCGGTCTATAACAATACGTACTCTATATTTTGGAAGATCGAACGGAGTGCGGCACATTGGACAGGTGGGGTCGCCCCTGCAAGACCTCTTCCAACGATCAACACACTTGAGATGAAACTCGTGTCCACACGGCAAGGTCCGGGTCGCACGGGTGAGGGACTGTAAACAGACCGAGCACTGCGTCCCATCCTCCCTGTGCATGTGGCACCTAGTTTGGCCCGCGCCTGGCTGGTTCCTGCACCGGACCCCAGCCGCCGTAACACCTAGGCACGTTTCCATGAGATATAACTTTTATTATGTTTTTCTAGGCACGGCGCGCTCGGGCCAGTTCGGACTCGAGAGACTTGATCGCATCCTTGTACTTTAGGCGGAGGTTCTCCTCCACATGGCTCTTAAAGACGATGATGGGGTCGGCGTCCTGCTCTGACTTGCAGAGAGGGCACTCGTCGGACGTTTCAAACCAGGTGAAGATACACTTGGTATGAAACACATGCTTGCAGGACAGGCGTTTCTGAGAACTTCTAGAGATGTCTTCAAGACACACGGCACACGTTTGGGCAAGATGCGCGTTGCACTTTCCTTCGTGGGTCGCCAGGTTCTTGCACTTCGTCCCATGGGTTGTCACAGAAGAGCACCTCAGAGCGCTCATTATTATTTATAATATGTAAAATTTCGGCATGGATTTCCTCAGGTTTGCGCGAGGCATCTATGATGTGCATTTCGCACGGGATCTGAGTGTGGAGCTTTCTGTACAGAGAATCAAGCTCTTTCAGATAATCTAGAGATACCTTGTCGTCGCCAGTCTGACGACGAGAGCTAATGTGCAAGTAGCACTCATTTGGAGACTTGTCTAGATATATGTAGAGATCTGGAGACCAGGCGTGCTTATCATAAAAGTATTCATAAGTTTTTACATGTTCTACTAGTCCTTTCGCCTTGGCCCACTCCCAGAAGACCCATCGCGAGCTGAGGAGTGAGCGCTCATAGATGCCCGGGCCCTGATCACAGACTGTCCTGAGGACCGCCATCTGCAAGGGGAATATCCCTCTCTTGGGGTCTTCGTAAAACTCCTTGAGAGGCCACTCCTCGATCGGCTCCTTGAATACCCTGGCTCCCAGTTTCTTCAAAAAGTTGAGCTGAGTCGTCTTGCCCGCTCCTATGTTGCCATCGATGACGATCTTCATTTCATATTAAGGTTGCCATTTCTTAAAGCGGCAGTCCCTACTGGAACGGGGGCGCCGCACGCTGCGTTGCGGAAGGGCATATTCAGCGACTGGACTCCACCCTTCTGCAGAAACTGGCGGAAGTGGTAGTTGTCCGAGTACTGAATGCCGTTCCGGGCCATGATCACATCATTCGACTGCTTGTTCGAGAGGTAGGAGGTGAGGCAGCGGCCCTCTCCCATTCCGAGTCTGGTAGACATTTACTATAGGCGAGGGAAAAAACTACGCCACCCAGGCCTTCATGCCCTTCGCCTGGAGCCTCGGGACCCATTCGCTAAACTTGTGTCCGAGAATCGTCTCGAAGTTGTCCTTCTTGTCCGAAACGCCGAGTCTCAAGGGGGCTGGCGCGAGAATCTCGTTGATGATCTTGTAAGCCAGAGCAATCTCCTTGAGTGTCTGAGCCCCCGTGACGATGATCTTGCCTGTCGAGAAGATGCTGGCCGTGACTCGCTTCATACCGCTGGCCGGACAGAACTTCACCTTAACGGCGCTGTACCGGTCAGGGTCGAAAGTGACGAGGAAGGTTCCGGGCTTCTCATCGCGATCCTTCGACGGAATCTTCGCCTGACTGAACGCCTGGATAACCTTGGTCAAATTGACCGCAGAGTTCAAGGAAAAGTTTGTATTGATCATCTTCACGCTGATGGTCTCGGGCAGCAGGCGGTTTGGAACATCTGTCGGCAAGACCTGACCCACGATAAAGTTCACCTCGCGGGCTATCCGCTGACAGTCGAGAAGATCAGAGCAGCCCGCGACCTGCACGGACCCGTTGGGAAAGAGCTTGATGCTCTTGTTCGAGTACTGGTCACGCGTGAAGATGGTCACCTGGTTGTAGAATGTAGTCTTTTTCAGGTTCCACTCGAACCCGCCGAACGAAGAGCCCTTGGTCCGGATACGAAGGGGCTTGAAGTTTTCGCGAAACGCTGCGAGATCAATATCTCGATCGAACTTGGCAATCATCGTCACGGTCGTGATACGGACCCAAGAAGACTCGGGGTGAGCCTTCTTGACCGCGTCGAGCGTGAGGATGTAGCGGAAGGTGTCTTCCATCTTCTTGTTTCTTAAAGAGCAGTCCAGGGCTTTAAGCCCCTTGGGCACGGGACCTACTTTTTCTTGGTGCGGCCAGTCAGGTAGCTGGTGACCCGGGTCGCCACGTTCGCCTTGTTCTTGTTGGCTAGGGCCGCCTTGTTGCTCTTGGGCAGAATGGCCAGAAGCTTCTTCTTGGGCAGAGACCGCAGGAGCTTCTTGATGGCCAGAACCTTGGGCCGGCCCTTGGTCTTGGTCTTCTTGGAGCGCCGGCGCTTGCGGAGCTTGGGCACGGCCGTCGCCACCTTGGCGGCGTTGTTGGCCCCTCCGAGCTGCAGGACAATCTTCACGTTCTTGGCGTTCGCCCCCTTCGCCACCGCCAGCTCCGGGGAGCCACCCGCCTCCTTGAGCTGATTTGCCGCGCGGAGCACGTTGCTCGGTCCACCTGCGTTTTGCACGAGGTTCAGAGCCTTGTTGGGGCCTCCAACATTATTGATCGCCTTAGTCTCTCCTATATTCAGGGGAGGGCCCAGGTTAAGAGGCGGGCCCATATTGGGAGGACTGCGCAGGTTGGGCACTGGCTGGTTCGCCGGGGGCCGGAAGACACCCGCATTTCCTAGTGGACGCCGGTTGTTAGGAAGGGGCGGGAAGTTCCGCCGGTTGTTGGGCAAGGGCGGGAGGCCGCGGCGGTTGCGGTTCTCATTCATCTTTCTCCTCCTATTATCTGCTATTTTTCTGTTGTACTCCTGCTCAGCATTGGAGAAAATACGGCCCAGGTTGCGGTTCGCAAAGAGACCCCCACTGTAGCCTATGGCCGACTTGAACCGGCGGAGCTTGTCCTTGGCCGTGACTGGATTATTACGCGCCTCGTACTCAATGTCCTGCATGCGCTGCTCGATCAAGTCATAGACGCGGTCCTTTCCTGGAAGGTTCGGGGCATTCTTCATAAATTTCAGAATAGTCTTTATTCCGCTTGTTCCGTAACGGCTGTTGCGGCTCAGGAGCGACTCAACCTTGGGGCCTAGGGCCCGGTCTATATCCTCCTTCTTTGACGGGTACTTGCGACGCAGGCCCACAAGAGTTTCCAGTGACATATTGTCGAGGCTTTTATTTCCAACATTCTTCAGCCAGTTCTGGTTAGTCTTCCCGCCAACGGCAACTGAAACGCCCCTGCCTACGGGCCCGCCGTTGGAGCTCGCCGCGGCTGCATCCGCCCCCGCTGTGTCCCCTGACGACTGTTTGGCCACGGCATTTGCAAAATCATCTGAAATTTTCTCAATGTTTTGCTGCGTCTTGGCTGTGAGCAAGCGCTGTCGAATGGAGGCGACCCACGCGGACCGCACTCCTGCCTTTTCGAGCTCACGGAGACCCGCCAATATTCCTGCGCGGGAACGGGACCGAGACACCATATTTAACGCGGCGCGAAGAGCCCCCATTATACTAATGCTAGGCAAGTATTTTTTTATAGAGGGGGCTGACCATGCCGTGCGGGCACCCCTTGGACCTGACCCGCCCGGACCACTCGGGCCGCCCCCGCCGGCCGAACGGTGCCAACTCACGCGCGCTCCACTCGAAGCGAGAACGTGGGCTGCATGAGTCGCCGTGTCTCGAGAAACTCCGGCCGCCAAGAATTTCTTAAGAAGGGAATCTACACGGCTGTTATAACGCGAGTTGTTCACTGAAACACGGGGAGTTATTGAAACAATATATTTTTGTAAATTTTTAAAAACATTCGGAGGCAGTGCAGACGAGAGGGCAAGCAGGTCGGGGGGCGTGTACCGCTCCGGGAAGGGGGAGACCCGCGGGAAACGCTTGCTTCCTATTTTCCCTATGATTTCATTCGCTTTTGCAGGGCCAAACTTGTCTATGAGAGACTGGACGAGCTTGGGCGTGACACGGCCGTAACGCTCGCTCCAGATGGGCACGCGGGCCGACGTTTGCTTGAGTATAGTCAGGGCTGGCAGGTGGCCTAGTGCCTCCTCTATTTTTCCATAAACTTGAGCGACGAGACCGGTAATCGCGCACGCGACCCGGCTCGTCCGTGAAGGCCCCGTGGCGACCGTGGCCGCCTCCAGGGATGCCGCAGCCCCCGCCTGCTGCGCCTGTTGTGACGCTGGAGAAGACTTGGAAAGCAAAAGTTTGAGGGATGCAGCTATCTTACCGGGAATTTCCTTCAAAAGATTTGTATAACTTTTTTTTGGAAGAACAGTGCCGGCCGCGGCCGCAGCGGCGGGCTGCTGTGGGGGCGGGGTGGCCTCCACGGCCTTCTTTACCTGTCCACTCGAGAGTTTTCTGAACTTTTCTGCCAAAAGTTTAACTAGGCTACTTTCGTCAGCCATCCTACTAGGGTCAGGGAAAAAAGGTTCTGTGCCTAGGGTCAGGGCTCGGCCCATCTGACAGCTACCAAAAACAGACTCGACCATGGCTCTCCAAGGTCGTCTTCTCAAGCATCAGCGCGAGGGCGTCAAGTGGCTGCTGGCACGCGAGCGTGCGACCGACTATCCAGGCGGCTTCCTCTGCGACGAGATGGGCCTGGGGAAGACGGTCCAACTCGTGGCGACTATGATAGCCAACCCAGTTCCGCGGACCTTGATCATCGTGCCCAAGTCGATCGTCACGCAGTGGCAGGCTGAGATCGCCAAGTTTGCCCCGCACCTGACGGTCCACCTGTTCGATGGCCCCAAGCGCCAGGTGGACCTGACGGCCCAGGTGACGATCGCACCCTACTCTGTGCTGCCCCAGCGCAAGGGCGGGCCAGTCTGCCCTCTGATCTCGGTCGAGTGGAACCGCATCATCCTCGATGAGGGTCACGAGATTCGAAACCAAAAGGCCAAGTCGACCGTGGCTGCCCGCGTCCTGCCGGCTCGTATCCGCTGGGTCGTGACGGGCACGCCCATCTTCAACTCTATCCGTGACTTTGTGACTCTGGGTGCCTTTGTGGGTATCCCCAAGAGTCACATCCAGTGCTACACGAACGATATCCGCGCCAAGTACCTCCTGCGTCGGACCAAGCAGGACTGCGAGCGCTTCACCCTCCCACCCTGCGATATCGAGACTGTCGAACTTAAGATGAATACCGAGGAGGCGCAATTGTATCGCGAGGTCTACAGAAGAAGCCAGGAGACGGTAGAGGAAATATTCGCCGAGGGAAAGGCGAATATCCACCAGATGGAGCTGATCGAGTGCCTCCTGAGAGTCAGGCAGGTTATGGCCTGGCCGCAGCTCTACTTGGACGGTATGGCTATCAAGGAGGCCAGCGACCCCGTGCCTTGGACCGGTGGGTCAGTCAAGGTGGAGACTCTGATGCGTATGATCAGCGAACATCCTGAGGAAAAAACACTGGTTTTTGGCCAGTTTATGGGCGAGATGGATGAGATCCACGAGCGCCTCCACGCGGCTGGCATCCCGGTCTACAGAATAGACGGGTCTATCGACACGGCCAAGCGGGCCGAGCGTATCGCACAGTTCCAAAAGAGTGAGGTGAAACCCGCGCCCGTGTTTCTTATCCAGATCAAGGCGGGCGGCGTGGGTCTGAACCTGCAGTCAGCCACAAGGGTCTACATCACCTGCCCCGCCTGGAACCCGGCGACGGAGCTTCAGGCCATCTGCAGAGCGCACCGCAACGGCCAGACGGGCAAGGTCTGGGTCAAAAAGCTGATCTACGCGGAGGTTGATGGCCTTCCGAGTATCGAGCAGTCGATCATCGAGCTCCAGGGGCACAAGTCGGCGGTCTGCGCAGACGTCCTCAAAGACGAGCGCCTCAGGCTGCAGTTGCCCACCACGCTCAAGGGTGGAGTCACAGCCAGGGCGGTCCGCAAGATTTTTAGTGTGTAATTGTAATGAGGATTATAGTCATATCTCTTGTCCTTCTCCTTGTCTACATGTCTCTCATGGGTAAGTCCGGGTTTAAGACCGTGAGTTACCCACCAGAGGATATGAGCGACCGCTACCGCTGGGCCGGTGACGCTGCGTCAGTTCTGACCCATCCTTGGGCACCTAATTAAAGTTGGTCTAAAGTAAATGAAGACATCGCCCGCCTCTGCAAGGCGGAATGCAGCCCTCTTAAAGGCCCGGAATAACATGATCGCCCGGGCCCTGCGGCGGCTTGCGAATAACAATTCCATGATGTCCACTAAAAATAAAAACAAATTAAAAAAATTGTTTAGTCCAAAGAAAAAGTCACCCGTGAAGCGGTCAGTCTTTGACAGACTATTCAAAAAATAATGTACACGAGTATTAAATGACGCACACTCAGGCTGTAGGATCCCGCGCCCAGGTGATGAATGGTACGGCTCACCACACGACCGGTGGTCTGGAGAAGAAGCACCTCAAGCGCAACCCCAAGACGGGCGAGATTGTCAGCAAGGACAAGGCCAAGGGCGCCAAGAAGAACCCATGGATAACAGCCGTCGGCAAGGCCAAGAAGGAGCTGGGTATCCCCAAGGGGGAGATGGCCTTCCCCAAGAAGGGCTCAGAGCTCTACAAGACGGCCAAGGCGATGATGTAAAAAAATATTTATAAATATAAATGAAGTTTCTTGTTTCAGCAGTTTTACTTCTTTTGCTTATTCTCATTTTTTGGGGTCGGGGCCATGAGTTCTTTAAAAAATTGAGTGCGGAAGAGAAAGCAGCTCGGAGTGAGCGTCAGGCGCGTCGTAACGCACGAGAGCTGCAACAATTCGCGATGGCGGGAGCGGCGGCAGGCGAGGCGCGCGGCCAGGAGTTGGCTCGTCGGATGGGCCGATGATGTAAAAAATATTTATAAATATAAATGAAGTTGAGAATTGTCATCGCGGCCCTTGTGGTCGTCCTTGCGCTTATGGCCTTCTCTCGAAGCTCAGGCTATGAAAATTGGGGGAATGGTAGTCGTATTGCGTACATTCCTTTCACTGGGAAGGGTCAAATTAACAGGTGCTCTGGGTGCGTGTGGGGCGATGGCAAAGGTGGCGGGAACAGGGAGGTGATAACGTGTGCCGACTGCGGGAGCGGGAAACCCAGTAATGTATTTGCTCCATACTGCCCAAGCAGGAAGAGCCTTCACTCTGATGGTAAAAATCTCGCTTGTTAGTCATCGTCCAGTAGAGCCCTCCGTGAGACGACAGAACCCGGCGGTGATCCAAGCTCACACTCGCTCCCAAAGGCCTCGTTCCAGATGCGCACCTGGTTCGCACGGCATGTAAGACCATAAACATCCTGAAAAAAATAAGATCCAGAAATTTCCATAATGCATGAAACGTCCGCGCCCTTCATGCGTTCTGGGCCGTCGGCCAAAAGGACTCCATCAGGTCCGAAAAACAACGTTGAATCGTCCGCCTTTATGCGCAACTGACCATCTTTCAAGTTCGATCGGTAGGGAACATCAGTGCATAGCTTCTGTTCAAGAGACCTGAACCACTCGATAAAGGCGCCATCACAAATACTCACCTGAAAGGACTTGTACTCTGGGTTGTATCCCCATTGGCAAATTGCGCGGGGTAGTTGGAACTTCAGTGGTCCACCCCCCAGTGAAAACTTTGGACGTCCACGCCCCGTCTCCACCTGCAGATAGTCCATATTCACCTCATTCCACTTAGGCATCTTTATATTTATTTTGTTTGTTGGTTTTAAGTATGCTAGCAGGAGCCAACAACAAGTTCAATGCGAGGAACACTCTACTTCATGGCGGAAATGCGTGGAAGACTGTCTGCAGCTGGGCCCGCGTGCCGAATAGTTCCATAAGTTCTTTTGAGAAAAAGATTGCGGGGTATCGCAAGGCGTATCGGGAGGCCAAGTCGCGGGCAGTGCAGAACGCGTTAGTTGCGCTTTTCAACAAGGATTTTATGGATTGGTACGCACCTCACAGGGCTCATTGTGAGAAAGTAAGAAAAGAATTAAATAACTTGATGACGGCGCGCCGCGCCGCGCGCTCAACCGGACGGCCCTCCGCGGGTCGCCCTCCCCGTGCCCCTCGCGCGAGTCCGCGCCAGAGTGCTCGTAATGCGCTCGAGGCCAAGAGGGCCCACGCGATACAAGTGCGCAATCAGTACGCCAAGATGGTCAACCACTACAACTCTGAAATCAAAAAGTTGTCTCAGAGAAATTAAGCACCCGGGCCAACCCTGAACCCTTTAAAAGAACCTTGAGTTCTGTATAAAAATAATCAGAAGCATCCGGTATAAAGCAGTACTTGCCCGTGGAGGTTGTAATCTCCACGGTGTGAGACTTGCCCTCTTGGTTGAACATCCATGCCCACCTATCCACATAGTCCAGTTCTATCGGCCGCCTGACCACGTGGCAGCCCGGGATCCGGAGTATGTGCAGAGACTTGGTCTCCAAGTTGTAAATCAGACCATCATGAGATTTCAGCAAGTACCAGAGCCTCCACGCCCGGCTCTCGTCGATCTTTCGAGGCTTGAAACCAAAAGATCGACGAAGGTCAATATCGTTCGACATATCGACAATCTTTAGGACTAGATCATCTGGAAGTTTCTTCCAGCACTCGTCCATGGTTCCTTAAAATTTAGTTTGTTTAATTATATATGAATAGTCCGAGCACTCCAGTTCGAAGTCCTCCGCGTAATTATTCCAACCTCAATTCTCTGCTGAGGGCCATTGGGAATAGGCTGCATGGCTACCCTGGGTGGGCCGTGGGCGGGAGTATGGCGGCGCGTCTGCATCACCCCGGGGCCCGCGAGCCCCGCAACATCGACCTCGTCGTGAATAGAAAGAATGCTCCTCATATTTTTCGGGCTTTGATAAATATGGGGTTCAATGGAAACCGTCCAGGCCCTGGGAGCTGGAACCATGTCGAATGGTCTCGTGGCCGGCACAAGATAGACGTTCTTCGCGCCGGCGGTCAAAGGGCACCCTCCCTCCTCGGTAAGGTGACTCGGAAGGGAATACCTGTAATAAATTGGAATAGTCTTGTGAATCAAAAGGCCAAGTACAATCCGGGGAGCGCGAATAGAATGAGGCGGCTGTCGCCTACCCGGAGCACATCACGCACGCCTCTGGGTCCTCGCGCGAACAAGTCAGTCTCGCCTGTTCGACGGCTGGATCTATGGTAAACTTGATGGGCTGAGCCTTTGACCGGGTCCGCAGGTAGTACATACCCGTCTTGAGCCCTTTGCGCCAGCCGTACATATGCATAGAACTGAGCTTGGCCGTGGTCGGGCTCTCCATGAAGATGTTCAAGGACTGTGACTGGTCGATGAAAGCCCCGCGGTCTGCAGCCATATCCAGAATGCTCTTCTGCGGAATCTCCCACGCGGTCCTGTAAATCTCCTTGAGCCGGGCTGGCAACCCCGGAAGGCCCTGGACCGAGCCGTTGGCCGCGATGATCTGATCCTTGACGCCCTTGGACCAGACGCCGAGCTTCTGAAGGTCCCGGACCAAGTGCTTATTGATCATCACGAACTCGCCTGCCAAAGTCCGCCTGAGATACAGGTTGGTTGTGTAGGGCTCAAAGGCCTCGTTGTTTCCAAGGATCTGGGCCGTGGAGGCGGTCGGCATCGGTGCGACCAGCAGGGAGTTCCGGAGGCCACAGACTTCAATCTTGTCTTTGAGGGCATTCCAATTGTACATGCTCGGTTCGGCCCCCCACATGTCCAACTGCAGGATTCCTTGTGATGCTGGAGAACCTTCATAGGTTTCGTATGGGCCCTCCTCCTTGGCCAATTCTCGCGACTCTGTCAGGGCCGCGTGATAGATTATCTCGAATATAGCCTTGTTCAACTGGCGGGCCTTGGGCTCATCGAACGCGAGCCCGAGCATCATGTAGACGTCCGCGAGGCCCTGGACACCGATGGCGATGGGCCTATGCCGGAGGTTCGACTTGCGAGCAGCCTCGGTCGGGTAGTAGTTCCGATCTATAACTCGGTTCAGGTTCCGAGTAATCACACGGGTCACTTCATGGAGCTTATTGTAGTCGTAATCACCGGAACTCTTGACAAAAGCGGGCAAGGAGATGCTGGCCAGGTTGCATACGGCCGTCTCGTCCGCCCCGGAAACCTCCATAATTTCCGTGCAGAGGTTGCTTGACTTGATGGTGCCGATGTTCTTCTGGTTTGACTTGGCGTTCACAGAGTCCTTGTAGCACATGTAAGGCGTCCCTGTCTCGATCTGCGAGCGAAGAATAGAGTCCCAGATCTGGCGCGCCTTGAGGACCTTGCGGAACTTGCCCTGGAGGACATACTTGGCGTAGAGTTCTTCAAACTCGGCCCCGTAGACATCCTGCAGACCCGGGCACTCGTGAGGGCACATGAGCCACCAGTCTTGGTCCTTTTCGACCGCCTCCATAAACGCATCCGGGATCCATAGTGCCGTGAAGAGGTCGCGGCACCGGGACTCCTCGTCTCCCTGGTTCAGGCGCAGGTCAAGAAACTCGAGGACGTCCGCGTGCCACGGCTCGAGGTAGACTGCAAAGGAGCCCTTGCGCTTCCCGCCTCCCTGGTTCACGTAGCGGGCAGTGTTGTTGAAGACTCGCAGCATCGGCACGAGGCCATCGGCAACTCCGTTCGTTCCTTTGATGGGCGTGCCGCGGGCCCGGACGTTCGAGCAGTGGATACCGATCCCGCCTGACCACTTGGAGATCTGCGCGCACTCCTTGAGAGTGTCGTAGATACCCTCGATCGAGTCATCCTTCATGGCCACGAGGAAGCACGAGCTCATCTGGGGGCGGCTCGTCCCGGCGTTGAATAGGGTCGGTGTGGCGTGCGTAAAGTACTTTTGAGCCATGAGGAGGTAAGACTCCTTGACCCGCTCGATATCGCCGCCGTGAATACCGACAGCGACTCGCATAAGCATGTACTGGGGCGTCTCCCCGGGAAGAAGATAGCTCCTCTGCAGAGTCTTGAGACCAAAAAAACCGTACAAGTAATCATTCTCGTGAATAATCTCAGAGTCAAGGGCCAAGGTTACATTCTTGATAAATTCTTCACTTACAAGACCCTTCTTGTGCAGGGCCAACGCACAGTCCGTGAAGCAGGTCGGGCTTGTCTTGTGCATGTTACTGACTGTCAGCCGGGTCGCGAGGGTCTCGTAGTCGGGGTTCTCGGTCATCAGGTCGATGGCCACATCGGCGCTCAGAGAGTCAATCTCACTTGTGTGAATTCCATCGTACATATTCGAAAAAACTTTTTGGGCGACCCGGTCTGGGGCTACATCCAGTCCTTGGCACAACTTTCGGATCCGCGAAGTGACCTTATCAAAGAGCATCTCCTCCTCAGAACCATCGCGCTTGAGAACTTTCATTTGCATTATAAGTGGTCTATTTTTTTATGCTACCATCTAGTAATGGCGACCAAGTATCTCCCCACGCCGCTAGACACAGCCTTTTTCTCAGATTTCAACCGAGAGCAGATCCATAGAGGAATTGTCCAGAAGGTCAAGGCGAGCACCGGCTACACGATCGACCGTCAGAATGACGCCGACCTCCAGTTCTTGATGAAGAAGGTCTTTGTGAATATGCGAGGTGATCCAAACACCAACGTCAAGTCTCAGCTCGATGCTATGAATCGCGCGGTGGTGACAGAGGCATCGCAGACGGTCGAGACGGGTGTGCTCCAGCAGCTCGTCTATATGCGGGACATTATGGCCAACCCCGTGCCTGACCCACGGCCGCGCAGCACCAGCACATACGGTAACAAGCTCCCCCAGAATTTTAAGTTTGGATTCTAGTACATGAAGGCACTCGACGACATCCTCATAGGATTTTTCATTTTCTTCGCTATTGATCGGGCCATACGCCTCTTCAGTAACGCGGTCGTCGAGCCGCGGATGACGGCCCGTGGAGCCAGCAAGGAGACGGTCGAGAACTGGAAGTTGGCGACAGAAATGCTCCTCCTTTTTGCGTGCATATTCTTCGTCATCAGGTTCCGAAAGCCCCTTGCACAGATAAACAGGTCCTAGGCTGGTATACTAACTATGAATCAGTATCGTGATGAGACTATGCAAATGTGCAAGCACAAGGGATGGGACAAGGCGACTATAAGTACTGTATGGATGCTTTACACGGAGGAGAGCGGCGAGTTGGCCAGCGCGATACGTCAAATGCTAAGGACCTATCGCAAGACCGGGCTCAAGAAGGACAAGGGAACCGACGTGACTCAGGAGATGGGTGACGTTTTCAGTTACCTCTTCCAACTTGCAGGAATGCTTAATATTGACCTTGATCAGATGTGGTCCCTTCACCGTGAAAAGGTCCAGGGCAAGATCTACAAAGAAAATGTCGGAGTCTATTAATGGCCACGGCGCTTATGCAAGACGATGACCTGAGCATCAACCGCTTCAACCCGTACACGTGGACCGGGACATACGGAGTGTCCAGCGACGGATCGCACAACTGGCAGCCAGATGGCACCTTCACGCGCCCATACGACAACGCGCCAAGTGATCGCCTCGATACGAACCGCGACCTCAAGGACTTTAATGTCATGGCCCTGAACGACGCCAGCAATATGTGGTTTAATACTATGCCCGGCAAGCCAACAGCCCCCTTCCCCGCCTTCCCGGCACGCAAGTACCAGAACTGGGACGGCTCGGCGTCCTGGGTCCGGCCCGATCTCAACTTCAATTACGTGTATGATAAAGACTTTATCGGTTCCCAGAAGTTGCCAGATTACATCAGGCGGCGCCGCGGAGGCTCGGGGACGAACCCCGTGATTCTCGTGGCTGTCCTGGCTCTTGTGGCCTATGCCGTCACGCGGATGAAGCGTTAGAGACGAGTGCGAAGCACTCAGATCTTGAGGACCTTGGGAGCAACCACCTTGACAAGTTTCGCTGACAGCACATCTTTTTCATTTTTAACACGTGTTTCCAGCTTGGGGCAGTAATGCACCTCAAGCTGAATGCACCTCGCACAAAAGTTCCCCGCGCACTCTTTGCAAGTCAGAAACTTGGGCTTGTGTGGGCACTTGTAAAGCGGAGCTTTGCAAGCCGGATTCTCCGTCCACCCAAGGCTTGGTGCAGTCTTGCGGAGCATCTTCTATAACTTCACAATGTATTTGTTGTGTGGGTGGCTCGTCCCACTCAACCTCACATAACCCGTTTTTCCGTGAGTTCTCGACGCGATCCCAAAAGGTCTGCATAGTCTTGATGTGCTGTTCAAACCAGGCGCGGTCTCGCTTCACCCGAGTCACCATGAATATCTCGGGAACTGGGACCTCGGCATCAAGAGGGGCGTTTCCATCCTCTTCACATGGCCCCTTAGTCTTCACGTACTTGACGGTCGCGGGCCGGTACTGCACAAAGTCACAGTCCTCAAAGTCCAAAATCTCAAGCAAGAGTTGGATCTGAGGAAGATAGTGCTCTGGGACCTTGTCCTCGATCTTCCGAGTCAGAGGGCACTTGATCTCGACCAAGAGGCCATCCTCTGTAATACCGTCGGCCGACCCGCCTAGAAAGGGATACTTGGGGTGCTGGACGAGTCCAATCTCGTGCGTCTTGCGGCCGGTCCGTGCGTCATACAAGTCGCGTGCGACCGGCTCAAGGAGCGTCCCGTGCGCAGTGGCTGCGTTCCCGGCCCACGCCTTCTTCAGGACTTTTTTTAGTAAAAGATCATCTGGTTTTTCATATCTATTGTGGCCTAGGGCGCTCGCCACGTCACTGGCCGTGAGCATGTTCTCGCGGAGAGCGAGCCATTCTTCACTTCTCTGTTCGAAGTACTTTCTGTTCAGGAGTTCCTCCACCTTTGGATCGATGCTCTGCATCGGGCCCTCTGACTTTAAACCGCTTGTCGGTCTTAAGTAAGAGTTCGGCGGCGTTTTGCTCAGCCTGTTTTTTGGTACTTGCATAGCCACAGCCCATCTTTGAGCCATCTACTACTAGTGACACTGCAAATATTCCGTTGTGATTTCCCTCAACCTGATACTCGGGCAGGTCTATCTTCTCCGCCTGGCACCAACGCATGAGCTGATCTTTGTAGTTGTCATCAAAGTTCACATCCGTCTCAATTTTTTCAAAAGATTTTAGAATAAATTGTTTTGCATAGACCATCCCAAGGTCAAGATAGATCGCCCCGATAAATGCCTCAAAGACATCCTCGAGGATCTTGGGGTTGGTGTTCCACCCGTTGCGGATACCCTTTTCGTCCATGAGGATCCACTTGTCAAAGTCGAGTTCCTTGGCGATCTCGCACAGGGTCGTTCCGCGGACCATCTTCGTGCGAGCCTTTGTCAAAAAGCCCTCCTGCTCCTTCTCGTGACGGTCAAAGAGCCACTTGGTCACTACAAAACCTAGCACAGAATCACCCATAAATTCGAGCGTTTCATACGAAGACTTGAGGCCCTCATATCTTTTGAGCGCTGATTTATGGGTAAATGCACGAAGATAATAGTCTGTATTTTTCACCTTAGTTCCCACAAGTGCGTCCAAGGCACTTCTGGGAGGACCGGTTGGAACCTCCATCTTTTGTTATTACACTATCTATATTTTTAAGCCTCGTAGGACTATGACCAGCCATTCTAAGAAGAAGCAGCCGCCTTCTTCACCTTTGGGCGAGCAGGCTTGTCTGCCGTCACGGGCGCCTTCGGCTCCTTTGGGAGAGGAGCCGACTTCTCCTGCTTCACGTAGTGCTGGTTCAGGAACTTCTGGATGTTCAGAAAGGTGATCTGAGTGCCCTCAGGAGGGCTCAGCAGCGTCTGCAGAGGGGCGTCCAGGGTGATGTTCTGGCCCTTCTTCAGCTCCTTCTCGGTCACGTAGGCGTTCACCGCCTTGGTCACCTGAGACCGGGAGATCATCTCGTCTGCGCTCAGGTTCAGGAAAGAACGCAGGGCGTCGGTCACCACCTGGGGCTTGTTGAAGCCGTTGTTCTTGGTGCGAGCCTCCTTCTTCTCGCCAGTCGGGTCCTCGATGTCCCCGATGACCTTGCGGACCATCTTCCGCAGGGCCTTCAGGTCCTTCTGCACGGCAGCGATATCAAGAGCAAGAGAGTCTAGGGTGGCCATTTCTATTATACACGGGACGGGTCTCTTTAAACCAGGAACACGGCCATGAGAACCATCACACCAACGAGAAAAAGTAACCAGAAGAAGCGAGTATGATAAGGGGGTCCGTAGTTGGGCTGAAGTTTTTGAAAATTAGACGCGAGTTTGAATTTGGTCGCCCTCTCGCTCGTCATCAGGTTCAGTCCGAACCCAGGAGGCAGGCCGACCCCAGTAGTCGCCTGATATTGACTGAGGTCTGAAGGGGGCGGGCCGTCGCACGTGGGCTGGCAGCACCCAGGAGCACAGGGTCGAACGATGCCGTCCGCCTTCCCTACCCATCCGCAGAACGTTCCAGTCGGACCTGGCAAACATTGGCAGTCTATGCTGCACATTAATCTTAAAGAATATTTTAGTTAGTAAACCATAATGCAGTTCTCGTCTCCCCAGAAGTTGCCCGATGGTCGTTACTTTCTGAAGATCACTGGCCAGATGATGCAGTTGAACAACGTCAAGGTCCAGGAGGGCCTGACTTCGTCTATGACTATCGAGGCCCCGGAGGATAAGTTCTCGGCTATTGATGAAGAGATCGTGTCCAAGGCCAAGGAGTCCAAGGTGGCCTGGTTTGGGCGCGAGCTCAGCGACGAGACCATCCAGAGTGCCTATCAGGGGAGCATCACGGATGGATGCTTGAGCGCCAGCCTGGCCAAGCTCAAGGGCGAGGTGGTGACCAAGGCGTTCAACAGCCAGAAGGAGCCAATCGAGCTCTCGGCAGTGGAGCCAGGCTCCCAGTGCGATCTCTTTGTCGAGCTGGCCGGCCTCTGGTTCCTCAAGAAGTCCTTCGGCCCGGTCTGGCGTGTGATCCAGGCCCGTGTCCGCGGTGGCGCCCGCCCGCCATCCTTCCCCACCCAGTACATGTTCGAGGATGAGGTCGAGGCCGAGGATGAGGATCCGGCTGACTATGTCGACTAGCTCCAGAAAAAAGTATGCACATAATAACAAATGCCTCCCCGCAAGACTGTAGTGGCGATTGTCCTGCTAGTGGTACTTTTGGCCGCCCTGTTCTACCCTTCGATGAGTTACTACGCCGGCCCTTCAGGCGCTGACCTTGACCGTCCCGGCGCAACCTACAACGCCGCACCCGCAGGCCCGATGGCGGCGAACGGCATGGACTATGACGTGAGTGCAGCAGGCCTTATCCCCCGTGAGATTACCGTCATGGAGGACTTTGGCAAGTTTGCACCAGACGCAATTCTCAAGGGCCAGAACTACCTGGACCCCCGCAGCCAGATTGGCTACCCAGAGACGATTGGCGGCGTTCTCCGCAACGCCAACCGCGACTTCCGCTCGGAGCCCATTAACCCCCGCACCCCAGTGTCCATCTTCAACCTCAGCACCATTCCCCCGGATACTATGCGCCCACACTTTGAGATTAGCCCCGAGTACCAATAGGTGCGTAACGCTTCTTTCTTTCCTTTCTTAACCAATAACAAATGGATTTCTCAGAAGCCATGAAGGAATGGATCGGTCTAAAGCTCACATTGGCCGCTGCTCGTCAGGACCTTGCTGCACTCAATAAGCGCGAGAAGGAGCTCAAGTCTCAAATTACTCAGCATATGGACACGAACGACATCGATACAGTCAAGGTCAAGGATACGGTCAAGGTGAACCTGAAAAAGAAAAAGTCCAAGGGTGCCATCACCAAGCAGGTTATTCGGACCGGTCTCTTGAACTACTTTAACAACGATGGAGCGCGCGTAGACCAGGCGATCGAAGCAATCGAGGCGGCCCAGCCCACGAAGGATGTCACTTCTGTCAGCGTGACAGGCCTGAAGAATGAAAAAAAATAAAATATAATATAAAAGTAATGAAGGCAAGCAAGATATTCCCTTGGGTAATTTTCGGACTCGTTCTCGTATTAGCGTCGATGACTATTGGTCGGTCATCAGGCTATTATGATGGTGCCCCTGGTACTGCGACCGCCGCTCCTCCTGCGACCGTGGCTGCAGCCCCTGCTGTAATGTATACAACGCGTGCTCAGACTGACTATCCAGGAAATGACATCAAAAGGATGGATGGCAGCCTGGACTCCTGCAAGACCGCTTGCAATTCGGACCCCACCTGCAATGGTTTTGTGTTGCGCCAAGATGGGAAGTCGTGCTTCCTCAAGACCAAAATGGCGAATTCCAAGGCAACCGCAGATTGGGATGCTTATGGAAAACCCGGTGTAGACCTTCCAGAAGTTGTTGCGTCGACAAATGACAACTGGCTTATGGATCACGTAAAGTGGATATACCAAACAGCGACTGACTTTCCTGGAGGGGACCTCGCAACAATTCCCAATCAGTACGATTCAACGTGTGGCCGTATATGCGCCCAGACAAACGGCTGCAAGGGTGTCGTTCGTGATATATCCAGACCCGGGGTGTGCATGCTCAAGAGCTCAAAGGTAGGCACTGGAACCTTCAACCGCAGCCGAAATGCATATTTTTTTAGTTAAAAACCTAACACACTGTACTAATAACTACAAATGGGTCTCGGCGACGAGTACTCCCGCGACGCTCTGTTCAGGCGGCCAGACCAGGATGCACACACATCCGACTCTGACTGTGAAGAGAGCCCAGCGCCCTTGCATCCAGAAGATTTCGAAGCCATTTTCAGTGACGAGATTTACACGGATGTTGTGCTTATTCAAGAGTTTGTCTATGATGGCCATCACCGCGTGAAGCGGCGGTATGGCGTTGCAGAGTATACGCACATCATACACGAGGCTGATCGCTTCTGGTCAGACTGTAATATCAAGATACCAGTCAGAAGGCTGTGGGATCGACTGCACTTCAAGGATATGTTCGACCCCCAAAGTTTTCAGAATTGGTTGGAATATTATATCGAACTAAAGTAAATGCTCCCTGACCTTGCCGCCCCGAAGGTGGCTATTCCAGCAACGCTGTTTATGATAAGTCAGGTTTCGAGCATGACGCACGGACTAGCCTTTTTGCTCGTGCCTCTCTTTTCGTACATCATTATTCGCTTTGTCCTTAAGAATAACGTGACGGCGGCCGATATCATCGTTCCCGGCATCCTCACGTTGATGCTTGAGATGATCGTTCTGCCTCTCGAGATGCCCACCGCCATCGTCAGCAAGGGGCTCGTCTTCCTTGTGGTGTTTTCTTATCTCCGTATTTTGTTTCCAGCGTACTACTAGGCCATGAGACCCAAGAACCTCGTCATAGGTCCAGGGGCGATGGCTTTTTATCTATTCCTTGGCAAGTTGTCACAAATAGACACTTCCGAGGTAAGGGCCTTGAGCGGGTGCAGCTCCGGGGCCCTCCTCGCGCTTCTCTGGGTTGTCCTCAAGGGTGACATTCCAGAAATTCTCGACTTTTCCCTCAAGGTTCCAATCAAGACTGTCATGAAACCAAACATTAAAAATTTATTGTTAAACTTTGGATTGATCCCACTTGAACGGGTTCAAAAAATTTTACAAACAATATTTTTTAAAAGTTTTGGAGTGAAGGACATGACGTTCGGGCAGTTGTACAAGGCCCGGCCCATGGACCTTTATGTGTCGACCTTTTGTGTTGATCGGTGTGAGACTGTATATTTTTCACACAAGTCCCACCCGAACCAGTCCGTGACGGAGGTGGTCTCGGCGTCCATCGCAGTACCTTTTATATTCTCAGCCGTGCTTATAGGGCCATGGCGTTACATAGATGGTGCCATGCAGGAAGAGGTCCCCTCCATGCCCTTTGTGGACAGACCCGCTTGGGAGACTCTGGCCATCCAGACCACACAGGCCCCGCCGCGCCCCACCAAGAATTTACCAAGTTTTATAATGAATTTATTTAATTCTGCACTCAGACTGCGTCATAAAAGTCAGGTCCAGTCATACAAGTTGGACACGTCAAATATGGATCTCTTTGACTTTAGTGCAGACAGGCTCCGGCTGTTCTGTGACGGACAAAAATCTTGTCCAATGATAAATGCAGCACACAATCCGATCTGGGCACGTGAGGAAGAACGGCTCGAAGCGCATCTATGTGAAGGCGAGCAAGGGGCGGAAGGCGTACTCTTACATCCGGAAGGCGAGCAAGACGCGCGTCAAGGCAGTCCCGGCCTACGATGTGGGAACGGCTGGTCAGCCCCTGCGTCGCATCGGCCCCCTCAAGAAGGGTATGCTGACGCGCTACGGCTACCACCCAGTCGAGGCGACCAAGGATCGCCGCAAGGCGCTCAGCAAGGCGGTCCACACGGGCAAGGAGGAGCCTCGGGCCGTGGTGCGTCGTCTGGTGGCCATCAGCACTCTGACCAAGGGCCACCTGCCGCGGGCCAGCCGCATCTACAAGGAGGACTCCAAGTGGGTCCGCCACAAGTTTGCGAGCCGCTTCAAGACTGATCCTAAATATAAAGTTGTTAAAAAGTAAATGGCGATGATTACGAGAAACGCCCCGAACACGCGGGCCCTTGACCTGCTGGCCAACGCGGCGGCGGGAAACGTGACCTCGACGCGGCCGAAGCTACGGTTTTCTCGGACCCGGCGAATCATAAAATCGGGGGCTTTTCACGGAACAACTTTTGCGATTCTCCATGGTCTAGAGACGCTCATGCCAGGCGCGTACTTTTACCCTCAACTCACGGTGAGCCTGTGTGCAGCGATCCCGACCCTTTATGGGGCTGTCCGCCGCCGCAACGCCTCATCGGTAGCCGTCACGTTCTTCTGGTACGTGACATTCATGGGTGCGGCTGGTATCATGCAGACGATGCTCATAAAACAGAACAGCACCTATTGGAACTCTTTTACTAGCGGGGCCGGCAAACTCGTGGATAAGCACATCAAGGGGTCGGCCAACTCCAACTCTACAAAGTATCTCATTCTTTACTACATAGCCCAATTCTTTCGGGCGGCTCAACAGGCCATGGGGATGCCGGTCTATCTGACCGCAAATGCCTATGGAAAACGTTTCGCTGCAAATTTTTCAGGACATCTAGGAACCTCGATGGTAAAACTCCTGAAAAATACGGGAACTGCAATTATTAAAAAGCCGCTGCAGTCTGCGGCGGTTCTCGCTACGACATATGTCTCCCTGGCCGGGCGTTCGAAGAAACGGACGTCCAAGAGGACTTCAAGGAAGGCTCTGCGTTAAATAGTCTTGAAGTATTGCCAGCGCAATTCTTCACAGATCCCCTTCCAGATCTCATCCTGCTTGTACAGCTTCTCTTTTGACTTGAGGAGGGGGAAGCACGGCAAGAAGTCATCCTCGCCGAGCAACTCACAGAACTTGTAAAGTACGTAAGAATAAGACAAAAAGTTTTTTCGGTCTTTTGGCCGATGTTTCTCAAAGGGTTTTTGAATCTGATGAAACATGAGTCTGAGCTTGGCTTCAAGCGTCTGACTCATCGTTGGAGGTTGTATCCCGTTGAGAATCGTCGTTATGTAGGGCACGTGCTCATAGAAGCGCGAGCGGCCCAGTTTCTTGAGGAGAGCCTTGACTTTCTCGTGAGTAATTTCTGAAAGATCTTTGACCTTTTGCTTTTTGAACTCGAGCCTGAGTTCTTCTATAACCTCTGGCGGGACACTCGTCGACTCCTTGGCCTGGAACTGACTGACCCACTCGTTGAAGTGATTCTCTCGTTTGTACGAATAAACTATGTTCTTCTCCATCTCTTGCTCCTCCTTGAAGCCCACCTCTTCCGAAAGTACATACTCAGTCAAGCCGCAATTATGACAGACCTCTTGGCTCTGGACCTCATCTAAATACTTTGTAAACTTTTTCCCACATCCAGTGCACAACGGATCGGAGGGCTCGCCGCGCCGGCCAACCTTCTTGTCGTATTCACCCTCTACATGAACGAGATATGAGTTATATATATTCTCTCTTTGGACCCCCTTGCGTGAACTGATCTGGACACCCGCCACCTTCTTTGTACTGGATTCGACTATAGCTTCCCCGTGATGGTACTCCCTGATAAAGGGGGCGGTCTGGGCCATATATTCATACATATCTGCTTCTATTCTAGACTTGTCAGAACCCTGGGCCGCTTCTATCATCCCCTGGAACTCACGCACCTTTTCATTAAATCTGGCTTCCATTAGTCTAAACTTATATGAATTGTTTAAGACTCGTCAACTCGTGGTGCCAAGTAGAACTTTACATCACCTAAGTTTGCAATTCCATATCTGAAAACTATTGGCATATTTTCATCCGACGAGTCTTGCATCAGCTGAACCGAAGAGCAAAGGCCTGTCGCCTTTGTGAACATATTGATGTACCGGAGGTTATAAGTTGCGCCGATCCTCTGAGGAAACGAGTCTGGGAATTCGAGGACCGTCTTCTGGTTCGCAAAGTCACCCTCGCACGAGAGCTCGAGGCGGGGGCCCTCGCGGTACACGTCCATGTCCGTGGCGAGGTTGCCCATATCCCTGGCGATGCGCTGAAAGTCTATGCTCGGCATGGTCGTGATGACGTCCATTGAAATTTCAGGAACATCAAGAATATCTTCGTTTATGTCCAAGAGCTTGAGACTAAAAGTTGTTTTAGACTTTTTGGCTGTGTTCTCTATGATGCATTCAAGAAGTTCAGATCCGTTGATATTCATTGTCAGCGTGTCAGTCGGCCCGACCGACTTGAGGAGCTTGAAAGTGTTGGCCATGTTGAGCCCTGCAGTAATCTCGGACGGGCAAGAATACTCTTCAAAGTTTTCAGCCACAAGATTCATATGGACAAGGGTGACTCGGGCCGTGTCGAGAGTCAGGATCTTGAGGCCATCCGGGCTGAAATAGACATTCACATCGTTGATGATATCCTTCAGGACCTCAAAAATACCTTTAATAGCATTGGCCTGAATAGTGCGTAGATGCATCCTGACAAGTGAGTCCATGTTTCTTTTAACTGCCTGCACCTGATGAATAAGCATCCTTTACATCTTTGGACATCTTCGCCTTGAGTTCTGGAGTGAGCATAGGCTGCATGCTGGTCCCGTATGAATCAAGTGAAAACATCTCTGGGCCTCCTTCGCCCCCATCAAGACTCGCGGCGAGTATGCCGCCTGCAGACCAGTTCTCGATCTCCATGGGTATCATTGACTCGAGCCAGTTGCGAACCTCGCCGCCTACGAGGATATTGCCCTCTGAAGTCACCAAGGTGGGGACCCTTTTGACGTTGGGGTTTGCCGGGCGGCCGTGTGTGGATACGTTGTGGTACTTGATCATAGGGCCCAAGGTGGGGTTGGTTTTTATAAAGTTCAAAAGTTCAAAAGAATATTGGCACTTGTCACTAAACACGAGGAGTGCCATTGATATTTCTAATTTTTTTTAAAAGGCACTATTAACACATGAAGGCGGATGTTGCCATTCTTGGAGCTGTAGCCCTTGTGACCGCGTACCTCTTCTGGAGCACCTCTTCCCTGACGGCAAAGTATGCAGGCCCTGCCGGTCCCAGTAACACGCCAGTCGTGCCCCGTGGTATAATACAGGCCATCATAGAGAAGATACAAGCAGGAGCCCCGTGGCTTCAGCCAATAAATACAGTATTTATAAATCCAATTCGTGACCCCCAGGGCGGTACGAGCTACAATGCTCGCTTCATGTTCCTGGATACTCGGGGCTTTTTCGGAGAACAGTATGACGTGACAGCGGCTGTAACACCCGAGGGTACCGTAAACCTCATGAAGAACACTCACACGAGCTCTCCTTCGGCCGATGGGCCCTTTGAGCGCTTTGTTGCAGACAAGTACCAGGCCTACTCGGACATCCGAGATTCTCTTGGAGTCCAGATGAAGCAGACACTGCAGCAGTTCCACGAGCTTCCGGGCACCACCAGGGTTCTTGCGTAGACTCGTGTGCCAGAAAGTAAGGGCTCTTAGTAGAATGATATCTGCAGGGGATATTGCCGAGCGCGATCGCGCCAGGAATGCCATCCGCAAAAATACATATAAACATATTCTTGAACAATTTTCAAGAAAAGTTCAGGCTGCTGCAGAGCGTCGCGAAAAGTACGCGACGCTTCAGGTCCCGCCGATGGTCCTAGGCTTTCCCATGTATCCTTACGATGAGGCCCTCTGGTACCTGAGGCGCCAACTGGTCCTTGCGGGATATCAGGTGGAACAAGGGCTTGAAACCGGTCAATACATAGTCAGGTGGGCCAAGGCCCATAAGGCTGCTCCTGCGAGATCACAGCGCTTGGACGTGGCGCCGATGGCCGAGCCAGGCGACGACCTCTTCTCAGGCCTGGCTAATATGCAGAAGGTTGCTGCGCAGTTGAGGAAGAAGTAAAAAAGAAACTATTACTAATGGAAGTTCTCAATGACGCAGAGAGGCGCTACTCGAGGAAACTCGTGGATGCGATGCTCCCGGAAATCATTGAGGTTCTCGTGACCATCTGGGAAGACACCAAGAAGGAGACCAAGGACCGCAAGTATCTCGAGAATTATCGTACGAACCTCCGGAAGATCAAGGGCGAGTGGTCGAACGTCAAGGTCAAGGAGCACGTGTCAAACATTCTGAAGGCTTGTCCTCTGTTCCCGCGTCTCATAGCGGCTGTATTCGTCATCCACGTGAAGATCCTCAGTGCGATCCGGATTGACAAATCTTCAAAAAAGATTAATCTCAAGCTTCCGAGCAACGACGTCTTTGTGCACACGTCCTTTATCGAGTGTGCCCGTGATCTCTATGAGGACCCTTACTGCATCACTGAAGAGAAGTCGGCGCCCGAGCGTCGAGAGGAGCTCACGAAGCGCTTCACCAAGTGCATCCGCGAGACGATCGAGAACCTGGTCCCGCTCGAGGCCATCATGGACAACTATTTTCCGAAGAATATTGATGATTTCAACATGGGCGAGGAGGAGGAACCCGAGGAGGAGCCCGGGGAGGATCTGATCCAAGATACGCACCAGGAACCCGATATGGAGGCGGCCCTGGATGCTGCAGAGGGCCCGCCACCTGCAGGGACGCCCCTTGACGAGGGGGAGCTGCCCAACCCCGACGAGACTCCCGGGGGCTCCAAGACTATCAACGTCACCCCAGTCAACCAGACGCCGCACAAGGAGGAGCTCTTTCCTAGCGCGCCAGAGACTATGAAAAATCCTGCTCAACAATAAGAATGGACCAGTACCTCCGTCAGCCCATAAGCGCCGCCGCCATCGCAGCAGCCGTCACTGTGATCTATCTCATGGGGAAGAACAAGCTGAACGGAAAGACCAACGCGCCAAACTCAGAGTATGCCAAGCCGGCCGTGCTCGTGGCGATTCTCGTCTACTTCATAGTCGCACAAGGTTCTGGACACAGAGAGTCGGTTAGTCTCGAACCTTTTTGAACTTAAAAATAAAAACACTTTAAATGCAAATGAGTTCCCTGGATGCGTTTAACGAGTTGTATGCCGACTTTATTGGTGACCTTGAGGGGGCCTTCCCGGACGACGAGTCCGTGAAGGCTTTCAAGGCGGAGTTTTCGGCTGCTCGCGAGTCTTCTGTCCGGGGCCCGCTCGAAGCCTTTATGAAGCTTGATGCCAAGGGAATTACTGCCCGTGACCCAGCCTTCATCAAGCAGCTGGCCTTTGCGCCAGTCTGGGACGGTGCGTCTGACCAGACCAAGCAGGCCATCTGGAACCACCTGAACGGTATGTATATGATCGGGATGACCCTCTCCATGTTCCCGCCAGAGACTCTCAGCGCCATCGAGGCGGCGGCCAAGAAGTGCGCCGAGAGCGGTGCATTCGACCCTTCCGCTCTGAGTGGTCTTCTGTCTGGGATGATGGGAGGGGGCGGGTTCCCGGGGATGGCGCCGCCTCAGCCCCAGCGCCGTGTAGCAAGCGGCTCTCGTCAGAAAAAAAGTAAGAAGTAAATAGTAGATGGATCCTCACGAGATATTTCGCAAGGACAAACTTCTTGAGTTCTGGCCAACATCCTTTCAGTCGGCCAAGGATCGGGTCGCAGCTACGACCCGCTTTGTCATTTATGCGATGAGCATCCTGTACCTCATCAAGCGTGATGCACGGATACTTGCTCTAGGTATCCTTGTTCTCGCAGCTCTTTACTTTTTGTATACAAATAATCAGATTCCAGATGCTACGGTTCGTCCGACCCAGACGGAGGGCCGGGCCCCGTACTGGGCTCGTGACACCGTGACAATGCCGACGATTGACAACCCTATGGGGAACGTGCTCCTGACGGACTATGTCGACAACCCTGACCGCCCCCCAGCAGCCTGGGCCGCAAGCGTCAAGCCACAAACAGACACGGTTTGGGACTTTATCCACCCTTTCGAGAACAAGAAGGAGGCTCAGCGCAACTTTTACAGTCCAGCCAGCACGACTATTCCGAATGACCAGAACGCCTTCGCAGAGGGCGCCTTTGGTGCCAAGTTTGCGCCCTTCTCCAAGGATGGCTCGGGTGTTGCCGACGTGGACAGCGACCGCTTCCACTTCCCAGAGCGGCCCCAGATGCGCGCAGGTAACGGGCGCTAAGGGAGCAAGTGCGAAGCACTTGGGAAAAAAACCTCCGCAAACAGTAATGGGCCGAAACCTTATAACCGACCAGCTGACCCTCCAGCCTCGAATCTGGCAGGGACCAGCCCAAATTATGCTTGAAGATGTGGTCAAGGTTGATGACCGTCTGCGGTCACAGACCACCTCCGCATGGAAGAACCAGTACTGCGAGACTCCCTACGATTTCCCGAACCTGTACATTGGCGGGGACCCCTTCCCAGTCCGCCTGTTTGACCCTATCAGCACGTACAGCAACGACCAGAATAGCCGCTTTAACCAGCGCAATCCAACCGTCGTCCCTTATCTCAATCTTCGCCCGACTCCTTGGGCCGCAATGTCTGGTCCAGGCCGGGTGAAGTACGTAGGTTAAAATATAAACTAAAAGTAATATGGACCCATTGGCTCTAGCAGCAATTGTCGGTCTTGTGTTTGCGGGTCAGCGCTTCAGTGATTCTGAACCTGCTCCTGCTCCTGCAACCACTGTACCTATTATGATGACTCCTCATCAGGTGACTCGAAAGGACACGGATCTAGCGTCTGGCGGCGCCCCTGGTATGCGCGCAGACGCTTTCGGACTTCGGCCTATTAACCCGTTTTTTGGACGTCGTATCGGAGATGCGTATCTGCCTCCCAAGGAGGCCGTGCCCTCTCTTCAGGACTACTCGCCCATGGCAAACAGGTATCCGCACGGCCAGCCAGTGTATGACCTGTATGACCGCGAGAACGTTACGAACAAGATGAATAACCTCCAGCCGGTCGAGAGGGTTCACGTGGGCCCTGGTCTGGGCGCGGCTCCCAACGTTCCAGCCATTGGCGGTTTCCAGCAGTTCTTCCGTACTTTGCCCAACAACGTGAACGAAGAGAAGCTCGTGACGCTGCCAGGCGGCGAGGGCCCGGCCAGCTACTTTGTGCCGGGTGGAGGAGTCGCCTTTCCAGACAACGGTCTTATTAACGGCCAGATGAGCCACCAGGCCAAGGTGACGAAAGCCTGGACCCGCCCCCCTGCACAGAACAGCGGCCAGGGCCAGGGAATCATCCGGGCTCCAGAGGGCCGGCCAGACCAGATCAAGACCCGGAAGACGACGATTCGCCAGGAGACGGGAATGCGAACCGATGGCCTCGAGATGGGACCCGGACAGTATGCTCGGGTTTATCAGGCATACAACCCGGACGTCATGGACACTTCTCTGCCCCACTCGACTGGAAACCGCGTGAACCCCGATCGGGCTGGAAATGGCGGCCGTATGAATGTCCGGGCCGACCCCCAGGGTGCGAACGGCGCAGCAACTCGCACTCGTGCCGAGTCCATCCCTCTTCGACCAGGTCCGATGGATCTCCACGCTGCAGGAGGCGCCGGGCCATACAAGCCTCCAGAGAACTGGAACCTCAACAACAACAAGAGCGAGCCGAACCCTCTGGCCTCTCAGCGTAACCTCAACATTGCCCGGAACCAGGTGGTCAACAACCCCCTGGCGATCCCCGCGTGGGCAACTGTGTGAAAAAACTAGATGTCCTTAGTAAATGAGTGGAGGTATTGTCCAGCTCGTCGCTACCGGTGCTCAGGATACTTGGCTTTCGGGCAAGCCTGAAATTTCCTTCTTTCGTTCCAACTACAAGCGGTACACTCACTACGCAGCCGCACCCGAGCGCCAGACGATCCAGGGTATTCCTTTCCCTGGCTCCATCTCGACTATCCGTATTGAGAAGAAGGGCGACCTTCTGTCCTACATGTACCTGACGGCCCGTGACCCCAACGGAGCTCAGGTTCCCAATCTCGACTGGACGCAGGTAATTGATAAGATTGAGTTGCTCATCGGCGGCCAGGTGATTGATCTGCACGATGTAAATTACGACCTGGATGTCGAGCCTGTCGTCGGCGGCTCGAATTGGTCCCAGCGCTACTTGAACAGCACTGGAACTATAGATAACTACAAACCCAGTAACAAGAAGTCTTCATTTTATCCGTTCAAGTTTTTCTTCTGCAAGGACTGGTCCGTGAGCCTTCCCCTGGTGGCTCTGCAGTATCACGATGTGGAGATTCGCATCACCTGGGCACCCAATCTCAATAATACTCTTTCTCCCGCTCTTCAGGCTCCAAATGCGGGAACCACGTACGCTGCTCTCAACTATCAGTGTTGGTGCAACTTTGTGTACCTTGATCAGGCCGAGCGCGAGTACTTCGCCCAGGCGACGCACGACCTCCTGATTACTCAGGTTCAGCGGGTTCCCATCGGCCAGAACGCAGTGCAGGAGCTCGCTCTGGCCCAGCCTGTCAAGTTCCTAGCCTTCCAGTGTCTTCCGTACGGTCCGCTCTATTCATCGTCTGCCGCGTCTGGAACTTTTGGCAGTGGGTCTGCCACCGCCGCCAATTATCAGCTCAAGGTTCAGATTAACGGAGTGGATGTCGGTGAGTCGCGCCCACTTCCGTGCTGGACGAACTCAAACCAATACTACCACACACCATGGGGTTATGATGCGAACGGTGGCGAAACCCCCATTCTTATAATTCCTTACTGCCTCGACACCTCCAAGCTTCAGCCAACCGGAACGCTCAACTTCTCTCGGCTTGACACGTACCGCCTCGTCGTCCCCAACGGGCTGACGAACGGTCTCCAGGCCCTTGTGAACTACCAAACCTTCGATCTTACGGCCACCGGTTCTGGATATCCAGGCGTGGCACCAATCAGCGCCACTCAGAAGGGAACCCCATACATTTACGCGGTCAACTACAACGTGCTCCGTCTCCAGAAGGGCATGGGCTCGGTGCTTTACGCAAATTAAATACTTTGTATTTTTCAAATGCAGATGTGGCCATGGGTCCTCCTTTTGGGACTCGTTTTTTTGCTTACTTATGATCCCGGCTCGCGTAACCTGGCCAATTATTTTGACAGCCCAGTAGTAGAGCGTGATGGATCCATCACCGAGGCGGAACGACCTTCCGCACGAACGACATAAGAGTATAGCGATACCTGTGAGCAGCGGGCCAGGGCCGGCCAAGTTCCTACTGGTCCACGACCGAAGATACAAAGAATGGACATTTGTCACGGGCGGGTGTCGCCGCCGTGAAATCTTCAACCCTCTACGCTGTGCAGTTCGCGAGCTAGAGGAAGAGACTCGTGGGATCATAAATCTGAAAAAGGGAACGTATTCCTATTTCAGTTTTTCCTTCAAAGACTCGGAAGGGGTAAACAACGTGTATCACGTGTACGTCTTTGACGTCCCTATGACTGAGAATGAGCAGAGTCACATAGTCACTCGCTTCAATGAGGAAAAGGCCAAGATGGATGGGCGCCAGGTGCCATTCCGAAAGAACTATGACGAGAATGATTCTTGCGAGTTTGACACACTCGAAGGAATCACGGGGCGCCGGGACCTCTGGGACATGATACGGACCCACGTGCTCAGGAACCCACAGTTTCAAAAGTTTCTAGCAAAACCAGAGAAACAACCCTTTTTTATTCGCCCTTAGTAGATGCAGGCTCCGGTCCCACCCCAGACCCCCGGGACTTTGAATAAAGTAAAAGAGGTCCTGACCCCTCCAAAGTGGAACGAGATGTTCGGTCGAGCCAGTCTCGGAAACGGCAACAAACTAGGCAACAATGGACAGACTCATTCATTCAAAAGGGAGATGTGGTCCATGATGATACTGGCCCTTCTCGGGCTCGCTTTGGGCCTGAGCGTAGACGCTCTGTTTGGAATTGTTTTTCAAAAGATAACTTCAAAATGGAAAAAGTTTCTGTGGTCCCTCTTACAGTTGCTCACTCTTGCCATAATGACATTTTCCATGTATTATTACCTACCACAGTCATTCACGGGAACTTTCCAAGGAACCTACCCAGGCATGATGTTTGCCGTATTTTTCTATGGGACGCAGAGCAATATGTTCGATGGACTCAAGGCGCCATTTGGCAACATCATGGGTTAAAACAAAAAAATAAAAAAATAAATAGTTTATAAAATGACTCAAAAGAAGGACCAGCTCATTGTCCGCCTTTTGAATCTTCGTGGTGATGACTCCACGCCCCCATCCGACTTTCTAAAATATTCTATTCAGCAGATATACCACTTTATCGAGGTTGAGGAGGAGAAGCGCGAGGCGGCCAAGCAAGAAGAGGTTGCTGTCGCAGAGGTCGAGCCACCCGTTCAGAAAACTCGCAGTGCCTTTGATGAATTTTTTGGTTGGAAGTAAACCGAGTTCGGTCCGAAGGACCGGGTCACGAGACTCTGGGCTTGCAGCCCAGCCTCGGTCTCTTAGAGGAAAGAAACTCTTTCTTAATAAGATGCAAATTCTAAAATGGAATCGCAAAGGTGACGAGGCCCCGACGCACGTTCTGATGAATGGCGGCCAGCTCCATGTTCCCGACCGGGATACTGACGACTTCTGGAGAGCCTATCTCTCGGACCTCGCTTGCGGTAAGAAACTCTATGTCGTCGAACAAAAAACTGAAAAGTTCCGGTTTTTTGTTGATATTGACTACAGGGCCGAGTCGGCTCTCTCCGACGAAGAGACGCTCGGGCTCTGCAGGAAGATTTATGAGAGCGTGGCGGAAGGTGGGAGGTGTCTCGTGGCAAGAGCCCCTGCCCGTGAAGACAAGGGCCAGGTCAAGTCGGGCATACACATGCACTGGCCAGACCTCATAGTCACCAAGTCTGAAGCGATTTCTTTGAGGACCCAAATACTCCTCGAGCTCGAAGATGATCACTGGCCCGAGACGATCGATGCGAGCGTGTACAGGGGCGCGGGCCTCCGCTGCTTGTGGTCTCTGAAGAAGGACACCAAGGGGGCCTATGTCCCGTGGCGTTCGATACCTGACGGCAAGGCTTTGAACGCGGCGCCGTGTCTTGATGCTCTCAAGCTTTTTTCGGTCCGCACGACTGGCGGTGAGACGGAGCGGGCCAAGGCGGCCTCTTTTTCCACGGACTCTTCGCGCCTCGAGCAGTTTATTCAGACCAACATGGAGGGCCAAGAGAACGCCAGGGTCAGGGCCATCCGAAGGACGAAGAAGGGAGAGGGCAAGGGCCTCTGCGTAGAGACGGACTCCAAGTGGTGCGAGCGTATACGAGCAGCCCACAAGTCAAACCACGTGTGGTTCTATATCAACGGCAAGAACATAGTTCAAAAGTGCCTCAACGAAGAGTGTCTCGAGTTTTCTGGCCGTGAGCATTTTCTCCCGCCATCTATTAGTAATGAATCTGTTTGTGTGGATACTCCTGCTCGTCCTCGTCTTGTGGATCTTCTTCCCGAGGCCTGGCGCGGGGCGTTTCCGGGAGTTCGAAAAGAAGTTTCACAAGTACTCGGGGCTGGATCCAGACGAATGGATGTTGTTCCGGACGAGCCTCCGGGAGTTTGACAAAGACCTTGAGCCAGGGCCCTTGTACAGAGCCGTAGATCACGCCAGAAATCTGGGTCTTATGAATACAAACTTTACGGACGAGGTAAACGAGCTTGCAGACCGCCTTGGCTATGAAGGAGAGGTCCTATTGAATCAGAGGGCAATTACAAGCGGAACGGTATTCAGGCCAAGATATTTAAATGAAGTTATCCCAGATCAGCCGCAAACGCTCTACTTAAACGATTCAAAACCCATGTTTACCATAGATGTCAACCCCATTGGTCTCGGACCCCATATCGATGCCCTTGGCGGACACACCCGTGCCCGCACCTGAGGTCCGCACGCGCTACGGCCGCTCAGTCCGCGCTCCAGTTCGTTACGAGCCCGTTGAGAAGGTTGAGGATGATTATGGCTCTGATGACTATGATGAGGAAGAGTCGGAGATAGGCTCTGGTATTGAGTACAGCGACTCGGAACTCGAGGATGACGACAGTGATCTTGATGGCTTCGTCGTTTCAGATAGAGACGAGAGTGACGAGAGTGACAATGGATCAGGATCAGATTCGGATTCCGACGCCTCCGCCAGTGGAGTACACGCCCCAGTGGCTGGAGCCGGAGCCGGAGCCCCCAGTCGCAAGGTACCAGCAACCAAGGTTCCAGTTCGAGGAAAGAAGCAGTAGCTTTGTGGATAATAAACTAATTATAGGTATTGCGATAGGAGTTATCGTCATGGGAGTCTTGATGACGATGAGACCTATGGTCATTCACGGGAAGTAGAGACCGAGGCGGGGCTGCAAGCCCCGGTGCTCGTGATCACGACCCTTCGGGTCGGTCTCTAGGCCGTAATAAAATACAAGGGTGCTTTATCACTCGGAGAGTCGTTGCCCACGAAGTCTCCGATTGGTCCAGTTCTATTTTTATATACATCCTCCTGAAGAAAACCAACCCAGGCTCCTTCACGCCGAGTAGAATCGATGACGCCCTTCATGTAATCGAAGTCGTAGTATGGAGGCTTGGCAAAAGGGTCCTCCCAAGAGGGAGGTTTGAGCATCGGCAAGAGTCCGTAGGCTGTTGAAATCAGCCACAGGATCAGGGCCAGGCTCAGAAGAGTCAGCCACATCTACTACTTATTTAGAATTTAAATGCGGGGTTCGGGGATACCTCGGCTATTGGAACCGCGGGGTCGCCATCCTTGGTCACCTGGGACTGGAGCTCGGGGTTCTCGGCTCCAGCCGCACGACGCTCCTCATCCTCCTTCTTGCGCTTGGCAATCTCGAGGCTGACCTCGGCCGCGGCCATACGACGCAGTACCTCCTCGTCCTTCTCGGGGAACTCCAGCTTGAGCTTGTCGAAGATGTCTGCAGGGTGGGGAATGGGCGGGACATCGGGCCGGTTGTAGTACACAGAGTTCTCGTCTGAAGGGTCTGCGTAAGGGTAAGGGCCATCGATAGGCTTGACCATCATGTCACGCTTGCGCTTCTCGAACATCGCCGCAGCCTGAGACTGGTTCTCGCGGTACTTGACCATAATCTCCTCGAGCTTCTCGTTAGCATAGTGGACATTATCGATCTGGTCGCGGTTCGGCGGGATCAGGAGCCACTTGTACATATCGACGACATAGATGTCGCACAGACCATCCTCCTTCTGGAGGCGCTTGGCATGGCTCGAAGCCTCATCGCGGGTCGGGAAGCACCCACGAATCTTCATACCCAGGAGGTCATTCTTCTGAGGCTGGTCGGGGCCAACGAAAGAGATGCAGGCAAAGAGCTGGCCGGGGATCGTCAGGTAGTCTGGCTCGAGAGAACCCATTTAAAAGTAAGGGGCTCTTATTTTTTAAGTAAAATGGCGCAGCAGATGCGCACACTGCACAACAAGTGCAAAAGAGATATTATCGGGAACTACGTCTGGCCTGGGGCCCGTGTCCTCGATTGTGGCTGCGGGCGTGGCGGAGACCTTCACAAGTGGAAGATGGTAAAGCAGGCTGGAGAAGTCGTGGCCATTGATCCTGATGAGGCTTCTATGCAGGAAGCTCGTGTCAGGGCTGTGGAGAACGGAAGCCAGGTCCGCTTCTTGGCGCCCGGGGATATCCGTCACGTCGAGGAAACTTTTGATATCATTTGTTACAACTTTTCACTCCACTATATAGTTAACTCGTACGAAGAGTCCCTGGAGGCCATCAAGAGGGTGCTTTCTCCAGGAGGTCTTCTGATAGGAATAGTACCTGAAAAGGCCCGGGCCGAGATGCTCACAAACGGCCAGCCGTGGCGTGACCGCCTAGGAAACACCCTTGAGATCAGTGGAGACAGACTCTGGGTCAATCTGGCCGACGGGCCCTTCTATGCAGATGGCCCGCGTGCCGAGCCTATGCTCGACGGGCCCGAGTTCCTTGAACGGCTTGGGTTCGAGGTCGTTATGTGGGAGCCGATGATCCTCAGGCCCAATGGCCTCATTTCTGATTTATATACTAAATTTTGTCTCCGAAACCGACCCGCAGGGTCGTGATCCCGAGCCGGAGGGCCCGCGGACCCTCTCTCGATTTCTTTCATGCGTAAGAGTAGATGAAGGGCGTGGTCGCCATCCTGCTCCTGGGGCTTCTTGTGGCAATCCTCGCCCTCAATGACCAACCGCCCCTTTTGACAAAACTCAAGGAGCGCTACGACAAGCTCCTCTGGATACTGCAGACGGACCCGAACCTTGACCCGCGCTGGGAGCCCATCAAGCGGCGCGTTATCTTGACGGCCATGAATGGCTGGAACAAGTCCAAGGGGGCCATAGGTTTCAACGTCAACAAGGGCTACGAGATTTACATATGTATGGATATGGATCCGAGTATTGACCCAGAAACCAGGGTCAATACAGCGATGCACGTGCTTATTCACGAACTGTGTCACTCGTCCGTATCGGAATACGAGCACTCGTCCAACTTTTGGAAAAACTTTAAAGATTTCAAGCAGTACTGCTCAGAGCACGGGCTGTATACTATGGGCGACGTCGGGCCCTACTGTGGGGAGGATATCAGGCCCTAGAGACCGACCCGTAGGGTCGTGATCCTTGACATCACGAGACCCAGCGGTCCGAGTCCTGCGGACTCGTCACAAAAACTTCTGGGCCGCGTAGAAAACTAGGGCCGCCACAAGGGCCGTGATGAGCATGGCAGTCATCGAGCCCTCCTCGATATTGGGAAAGAAGGATCCTATGCGCTCCTGGACCTGCTTGGACCCCGCCACGACGGCCGCCAGACCGGCCAGAGCCGACATGTATTGCTCTGGGGATAGATTGAAAGGGATCTTTCCGTTATGGGCCTTCTGTTGCTGTTGCTGCTGGATAGGTGCGGACGGGGGAGGGACCTGACCCATCACCATATTCTGCATCTGCATCTGCCCGCCAGGGGGAACGATCTCGTCAAGTGACGTAGAGAACTCCGCCATTTGAGATTCTCCAACGTTTTTTTCCGGCGGATTCAGCGGCGTCTCGAGGAGACCTTGGGGAATAACAGACGATATATCAGTAGAACCATTCGCATCATATGGCTCCATTTATGGTTGTCTTTTAATTTTTTGAACACAGAGTTCCGCACCTGTCTCAGAGCTTCTTAACGACTATAGTATTCGCCGGCTTCCTGGCCAGCCCCCCTGGCTTGGATCCCGCGAGCCCGTGCTTGGGGTTATAGTGCCTGCGGTGAAAGTCCCAAAGGGCCGCTGAACCACACCGAAAGTTCTTCCGTAGAGTCGCCTTGTAATAAAATACACAGTTTTGAACATCGTTACTTTTGGAAGTGTTGTCTAGGACCAGACACTCGTAGTTTTCCGTGCAGGCGTCCATCACCTGACAGAACTGGTCAAAGGTTGGAAAGACTCCAAAAAAAGCTTTGTAAAGATTTTCACGATTCTGACGAACGTTGTCACGAAGAACAAAGACATAGTCTACGTTGGTCCGAATCATAGGGGTCATATCCATACAGTACTGGGTCGTCATCATGAAGAATATCTTCCAGTGACGCCCATTCATAAATAGCTGACGAATACAGGAGTCTCTCATAAAGGCCCGGTCGTACATGCAGTCATCCATAAGAATAAAGACTGGAGAAACCTTCCCGGCCGCTATATTTCTCTTTTGTCTATCTATAATCTTCTCAACGGCCGCCTTATTGTACTCTCCGTAGACAAAGAGATCAGGGATAAACTGCCGGTAGTGGCCGTTTCCCTCCTCCGTCCCTGACATGGCGATGCCGGCCGGGAGGTTCTTCTTGTGCCAAAGAATATCTGTTACAAGACTTGTCTTTCCTGTTCCACGCTTACCGATGAAGATACAGACCTTGTCGTCGGCCATCGACTTGGGGTCAAACTTTCGCAACTGTATAGTCATTCCTGGGAGTTGCGGACATATTTTTGAACACAGCGTTGCGCGCCCCTCCTTTTTTCCAAGCGAGTTAGTAGAATGAGTGCAGGAGAGGTACAACTCGCCGCTCTCGGAATGCAAGACGCTTACCTTACAGGGGCCCCACAAGTTACATACTTCAGGGGCGTATACAGAAGGCACACTCCTTTTAGTGTTCAGTCATTCAATGTGCCTTTTCAAAATCAAAAAATTAGTTGGGGCAGCCAGGCCATCTGCCGCATCCCTTTCATAGGAGACATGATACAGTCCACGACCCTTGCCGTCACTTTACCCCAGATTTTTCCCGGTCTTCCTCAATATCAGTGGAATCAGCCTGTCCAGATTATGAATCCCCAACCTTATCTTTTTATAAACGGGAGCTCTACACAAACTTTTACTTCCGCAGGAGCCCAGACGTTCTTCATCGTCCCTCCTCCTTCACCCTCGTGGATCGGCGGGTCCCTCTCTCCGTATGTTTCTTACAGCGCGTCTCAGGGACAGTTCCAGTTTACGGGGGTGACGAGCGTGGCCGTCTATTCTGTTGATGTGACTACCATTGGCGTGTTTTGGGGCCTTGATCCCAACGGCTTCTCTAGCGTGGGCACTCTCAACAGCAAGCCGGCGACGTTTTGGACTTTTCCAGACACGCCGTCTCCCGGAATCCCCACGAACTTTACTGTGCCTCTGTCAGGCTGGAAACCCTATAGCTCCGCTGCGACTCTGAACGCCTCAAACTCCCTCCTTTTTGTTGGGCCGAGTATTTCGGCCAACCAACCTGCAGTGGCCGGGGGTGTCGTACAGTCCATCTCGGGTTCTGGTGGAAACCAGTTTGTGGCACCTGTATATATACAATTTCAAAATTTTTCAAATGTTATCGGCTTGAGCACTTTCATCTCGTATACGAAAAAGGGAGGAAATCTCCAGTTTGCATATCCGGGAACCTATGCAGTAACTATTACAGCAACGGGACTTGGCGCTCCTACGCGCATAGGTATAGCTCACGGGGCCACCGACGCCCGTCCTATCATTGCATACACCTACGACTACTTGTATACTTATAACGTGCAGTTTTCTGGACAAAATGCCCGGGCAGTGTTGCCTATAAACGTCACGGACACTTCTCAATATTACTTTGTAGAATTTGAGAATGCGACCCTTGGGAACATTGGGGCCGATATCGAAGTCATTGTTGAAGACATCAACGAGTTCTGGTCAGTAAACGCGAATGCAGCCATAGTGAACAACACCTTGCCTTTTTCGAACCTTGTACGCACGGGGATCATACAGCAGGTGACCAACAGCGCGACAAATAACACCTTTACTTTTGGAACAACTGGACTTTACAACATCTTTGGAACACTTTCTGTAAACTCGGCAAACACTGTTAGCTCCGTGGCACTCGTGGAGCAACAGGTCAACGGCGACACATTTGGCCTGGCCAACGTAGTATCGCAGTGGAACAGCCCGCAGGCATCGAGCCCCAGCGTCAACTTCACCTTGCCCGTACAAGTCATAAGCCCCGGCCAAAATAATTATTCTATAATTGTTTCCACAAACGATGGCCCGGCCCTTGGCAACGTCATTGCAACCACAAGTTTTGGTATAGAATACTTTGGTTCAAATACTTTTCCAAAAATTCTTCAACAAAATGATTTCAAGCAAAACGGCATCCTCATAAGGGCAAGCAATACAGCAGGTACCAACTACACTCTCAGTACTTCAAATATAAATCTTTATTCAATTTCTAATGTTTACGGAAACTCGTATCACATGACCGTCACCGGCGGAGGAAACCTGAGTTTTAGCAACGTCTCGCAGTACAGGATAGGCGCTTATGTCGAGACGAGTAACGCCTATGTATCAAACGTAACTGTATGGTCTGCCGCGTCGGACGCTCTTCTGGCTTCGTCCCTTGTGCCCGCAAATGCGGGCCTTGCTTCTCTGGTGTCTTCACGGACCCTCCCAGTGGGCTTGCAAGGAGGCTACGCCGTTGATCTCATCGTGCCGGTGTCCACAGCGGCCGCTGCAGCAAACAACTACCAGATCCGAGTCGGCCTCACCGGAACTCAAACTGGCCAACTCTACACAAACCTCACGGCAAATACTTATTTTACAGTCCTTGGTCTCGCGGGTTCTGGTTCAAGCATTTCTTATTCTTATATTGATTCAGTTGGAACGTATCTGGTGCAGAATGCCGAGCTCCGGATGGGCGGCCAGTCTATCCAGACGCTCACAGGAGAGATGATTGAAATTTATAATGATTTATTTGTTCCTCAAGAAAATCAGCCGGGGCTGACGCTTCTCACGGGAAAACAAGACAATTCAATAATTTACACCCCACGGACATATTACATAAACTTGCCCTTTTTCTTCTATGGCGCCGCCGAGCTCTCCTTGCCTATATGCGCCTTGCCTCTTCAGGATCTCGAGATATGGGTCACTTTCAATAATTATCAAAGTCTACTCGTTACACCGGGTACACAGGTGACTCCGGCCTCGGTCGTTGCGTCCATGGTCGTGGACTACGCCTACCTGTCCGACCCCGAAATCCAGTGGTTTCAGAGCCATAGACAGGAGTATGTGTTTCGCCAAGTCCAGTACGCATCCTTTCTTCTCAATGCGGGCCTTACTTTTCCAATCAAATTCCTAGGTCCTGTACGCGAGCTCTATTTCGTTATCCAGGACGCATCAGACGGCCCGTATGTCTACCAGACGGACACGGGGATCGGGGTGACCCTGACCTTCAATGGAGAAGACTATATTGACGCGAGTACAATGGATTACAACTTTATGAGATTCATAGGGCCCATAGAAAAGTACGCTCGGCAGCCTACACGTACTCTTCATGTCATCCCCCTGTGCAGGACCCCCCTCAATCCCAGACCGACCGGTTCAGTCAACATGAGCAGAATATATCAAAAGAATATTCAGTTTACCCTGCCTACCCTAACCTCTCTCGCTACAAAGGTTATACGGCTCATGGCTGTAAACTACAACATTCTCCGTGTTGAAAATGGGCTGGCCGGAATTATGTATCAATAATAGTAGATGGCCGGACGGCAACTCTTGTCTCAGCTTGGCCAGGAGGATATTGTATTGTCAGGGAAACCTGAAATCACCTTCTTCAAGGAGGCGTACCCAGCCCAGGGCCTGTACGCAAGCCGGGTCATAGACGTCCCTTTTAAGAATGTACCTACGTTTGGAGAAGAGGTCTCGACCGAGATCCCTCTCAATGGAGACCTCATGACGTCCATGTATGTATCGTTTACTTTCGGAGTGAACCAGGGCTTCACCTTCAACGCACAGGCCGGACTTCTGATGATCAACTATGTTGAACTTTATTCTGGAAGTGAGCTCATAGAGAGGCTCTGGGGAGAGTATATAGGGATACTCAACGAGTGCCAAATCCCCACAGGCAAGCAAGGGGCCCTTACGAGCATCATCGGCGGCGGAACACCTTCGACCTCTTTTGTTCCCGCAAGCTACCCGTTCAAGTTCACCGTGCCGCTCCCCTTCCAGTGTCTCAGGCACGGTCTTCCCCTTGTGCCAGACATGAGTTTTCGGGTTTCCCTCAATGATCCGCCTTCTTTCCTGAATGGCGTGGTTCCATCTTCAATTTCAACAATGCAATTTAATTTTTATACAGAATTTGTAGTCTTGAGCGAGGCTGAAAAAAACTTTATCAAAAACAGGGGCCCGGTTATATATTTAGCGGAAAGCATAGAAATGTCCCAGTTTGTCGTGACGAATCAAAGCGCCAACGTAAGGTGCGTGACTGACTTTCTTCACCCAGTCAAGGAGATTTTTTTCACTATTCGCAACAGTTCTTCGACACCACCCGACTACTGGTTTGACTACTCGAACACTGCACAGGGAGGGACAAGTAGTCAGTACTGGTCAAACACATATTCAAATATAAATCATCTCAACTCTATGGGTATGTACTTTGAAGGGATCCGCCGGGTCGATCCCCTCTGGGCCACGAGCATATACCTAGGGACAACACAGTTTATCGACTATCATACGCGAGTACCCACTAGGCCGTTCTACATGTACTCCTTCTCACAAGATCCGGAAAACCTCAAGCCTGCAGGCTCAGTAAACCTCGGAAGAATAAAAAATCAATATTTTGATTTCTTTTTACAACCCATGCCCAACTGGAGAAAACCATCGGACAGGATACTGACCATATGGGCCAGGCACTATACATTCCTGGAGATTAACGGCTTCAAGACTATCAAGAACCTCTTTGATGGAAAGGGAGACAATGGGTACCTCGTGTACCTGCCGTGAGGGCGCGCGAAAAGAGAACTTTAGAAAAGTATTAAAATAGTAGATGGAGCAAGAGCCCCTGGAACCCTTTGATCCAGGAGGGGAGGCATTCTGCGTGTTTTACGCCGTCATCAGGGAGCCCCGACCATTTGAAAAAACAAATTTTAGTATTTTTCAATTGAGCGACTCTGATGACGATGATGAATTATTTAAAAACTTTTCAGTTATTCAGCCAGACTCATCTGACTATGACTCTGAATGAAAAATTCTTTGTCAATAGTACAATGCTTCATCCAAGTGTAGCCATCGTGGGGACTCTCCTCAATATCATGGCCCTCAGCTGGATCCTCAACCTCGAGAGGACGGGGTGCCCCTGTGCGAACGACTGGCGGCGCAAGGTGCTCAAGTACTGGTACTTTCTGGCACTGCTCTGGCCACTCGTAGTATTTATGCTTAAGCCGCCTATTATCCTGACCAAGATGCTGGGTCTCTTTGGCGCCGTCGCCTTCTTCGCCCTGGCCAGCTCCCTCTGGACCATCCAGCGCCAGAAGTGCGGATGCGCCCAGGACTGGCGCGAAAAGGTCCTGCTCGTCACCACCTCTCTGTCCGTGGTTGGCATGGGCATCGCCGCCCTGAAATAAAAATTCTTGACCTACAGTAAATGGCCAGCGCCGTTGTATCCACAGCAGTCGAGGTAGAGTCCTTCGCTCTCAATGCCATCGTCGGGTCCCTGGCCCTGACCGCTTCCCTCAGCTGGCTCGACTTTGTTCGGGCCATAGTCGCCATGCTCGTCCAGGTCCCCAAGGACACCAGCCAGTTCTATCTGATCACCGCCCTTCTCACGACGCTTCTGTCTGTGGTTGTCTATATGATCATCAAGGCCACCGCCCGCAATGTGGTCATCAACAAGCCAGGCCAGGTCTACGCGGTGACCCGCTAAGTCCAAAGGACTTAGACGCCTACAGGGTTAGGCACGATGAATCTCTTGTACACTACATATCCCAGGAGGCCCAAGAGGGCCAGCAGGACAACCGTCCACCGGCCGAACCGAGTCTTCTGCGGAGGGGGCGGGGGTTTCGCCTTGTCCTCCACATCCTCAATAAACCGTTTAATCTCAAGCTCCGCAACTCGGCGCTCGAGATCATTCTCCTCCTCAGTAGGTTCCATAACCTTGGCCCTCACGTGCAGACGCAAGATGAAAGAGTTTTGTTCGAGTCCGTTGAATATCAAAGGTTGACCATAGATGTCGACCCACCGGACCGTCAGCCTCTGAAGCTTGTTTATCGGTTCGGGGTAAAAAACAGAAATTCTGTAATCTTTATTTTCATGAAAGTTCTTGACAAAACCTGAATTCACATCAAGTGTGATCGGAGCAAAGGCTCGACTTGGACCAGACCCGGCCGTGAGTTGAGTGACATATTGGTTCGATCCGTCCACCTTTGTCACATACTGCAGGCCGCCCGTGAATATGTGCCGAGGAGTCTTAAGTTCGTCTATGTCCAGGAAAATCTGCTCTCCGACCGAGGCATTGACAACATTATTGGAAGTCAGGATGTACTGGTTGGCGTAGGTTGGCCAGGTGGACCCGGACCCAGGGACTTGCGTTGCGGCTATGGCCGTCGTCGTCACTGGAATACCGAGGATGTTCGAGAGCTCTGTAGAGTTAATCTTTACTCCAAAAGCGCTCGCAGAACTAAATATAAACTTTCCTTCAAACGTGAGATAGGTGCAGGTGACGAGCCCTGTGTTGGTCAGAGCCGTGGCCATGTCGTAGACTCCGTAGAAGCCGGGGTTGAGGTTGACTGTCGTGGCTGAGCCGCTGGGTCCGACCGTCAGGGCCCCCGTGCCGTTCGTCAGGTTATACATGGAGTTGGGAACCCGGGCACTCACAAGGTCTACACGTTCTATATTCGTCACGGGACTCGACAAAAAGATGGTGTACGAGTTCCCTGAGGGATAGAGAGTCACATCTCTGCTTTGCGAACTGCCAAAGAGGAGGACCTCTTTGGCAGACATTACTATTAAGTTCGTAGAATTTATTGAGCCTGTTCTAGCAAGGCGGCAGACCGGCTCATAGAGGGGTCTATAGTTGGGGCTGGTATACTCGACCTGACAAGGGACTCGAGTGCGGCGAGACGCGTCTCGAGGAGATCTATGTCATTCTGGGCTGTTTCTAACTTGGCGTTTGTTTCTTTGAGTGCAGCAACAAGTACGGGAACCAGGTGTCCTTCTGCCAACCCTAGAAACTCTTCACCATCGAGCGAATTCTTTTTCACGAATGCATCTAGATGAGGTGAGTTCTTGAAAACTTCCTGAACCTCTTGGGCTATGAAACCCACCTGTTGCCCTTTTGGAAAGTTGTGCGTCGAGTGCTCCTTCCACTCAAAAGTGACGGGTCTTAGGGCTGATATGATTGCAGTCGCATCGGTCAAATCATCTACGTTTGACTTAAACTTGGCGTCCGATGTGGCTACTGTCGAACTAGTAGCAAAGATCTGCCCATTGACCTGGAGAGCATAAGGGCCGCTGGAACTCGTATAACCAACGAGGAATGGCACAGAGGATAAGGACTGAATAATGGGTAATTGTTCCTGAAAAGCTTTTACTAGGGTGGCTATTAGAGCGCGATCATCGAGGCCGCGTGGCCGTATCTTATCAGTATATATATAATTTCCACTATCATCTAGTTTGGGAATACGAGACCCATCCGGCCCAGTAACTGTTTCCCATTCATATTCATATTTTTTGCCATCTACTGCTTGAGGTATTACAGTCTCAACATCTTGCGCAATAAACCCGAGTTTAACTGTTGTTGGATCACTGTTCAAAGTAAATGTGGCGGGTTTGAGTGCCATTATACAACTCGTAGCATTTGAAGAGATGTATACTATGTTTGACTTGATTCTCGCATCTGAAGCTGTTGATACAACTCCTGTAGAAGATGTTGATAAAGTTCCCGACGATGTATACCCCGACAGGGCAAACCCTGCATTTACAGTGCTTATAGAGAAATAACCAGCAGTAGTACCATCATACTTATACGCGGTTATCTGACCATACCCCTGTCCAGAAAATAAAGCGCCGGCTGTATATACTGTTCCATAATCTGTAATTGAACCATAAGCGTTTGTTGACCCGGTTGCATGCATTCTCATAGCGACGGTGCCGCCACCTGACGTAAAAGCCGTGCAAGCCAAGTTCGCAAGGGCCCCCGAACTGGGTGATAAAATATGCAGTTGATTTTGCGGGTTGGTCATTCCTATTCCTACATAACCCGCTGAAGTTCCAGTTAATAAATTTGTAGTAGTTGTTTGGCAGTAAATCTGAAAAAGTCCTGCACCTCCCAGATTTGAGGGGCCTGTACTGAAAATTTTCCAGTCGTTTCCACCAGTAAATGAAGTTCCATTCATATCTAGTAGTGGTCCTAGACCAGTGGTTGCCTGTGACTGTATTGTAATAGTAGGATTACTGGATGTTGACACGGTAACCGAAGAGCCTGCTATTGCGTTCGAACCTGCAAGCACGCCATAGAGAGTCCCTCCCGTAATGTTACCCGCTGTGGATATCGTACCGGAAGATGCTACCGTAACCGAAGAGCCCGCTATTGTGTTCGAACCTGCAAGCACGCCATAGAGAGTGGTGGCTGTAACGGCTGAGGCATTCATGGTCCCTTTATACACGTCCAGAGCCGTTGCCGGGGTCACAGTCCCGATGCCAATCCTTCCTGCGCTAGTCATTATAAAGTTACCTGCTGCTGTTGAGTTGGTAAACTGAAGGACATTTCCGGTTGAGGAAGACCCTACGACGGTCAGGACGTTTGCGGCTGATGCGGGAGTTGCCGATGCGGTGAT